GCTTTGAAAAGATGCAAGGGTTCTCCCTCACCTGTCTTACGAATACTATCCCAATCACCACCCGTATCCATCACCGCCTCTTCAATCTTGTTCAGTCCTAAATCATCACTATTTTGAAGTATGCTTTCATCATAATAAGTGGGTACAATACTTTCGTTACCATCTTTGTCAACATACACCCACCCGTATTCTGAGTCGAATTCATCAACCCAATCTGTTGAATAACGAATGTCTTCATCTTCCCCTTCGCTTGTGTTAATACGAACTAGGTTTTTATCGTTGTTATAGCAATAGAAATCGAACATAGTTCCTTTCACTAAGAACCCCTTACCATATTTCTTAACCAAGCTCTCTGCGTCATATTTATTCATAATTAATGCTCCTTCTTAATGTGCTTATTAAATTTCTTAGAATACCGTGTAATAAATCTTGCTGTACGTAATATAGCGTAGCATATTCCTACAGATAATATCAACCATAATGGCAGGAAGAATACTGCTAAGGATGTAATTATAAGAATTGCAAATAACTTAAGGCATAATAGTAGAGATAGTAAACTGCAACGTACTATCTTTGTCTCACCATCCAAATCTTTTATTAATTGGTGAAGTTCACTAACTGTGTAATCACCCTCCCAGTCTTTACCTTTGTCTCCGATTAGCCTATGGATTGAACCATATATAAAATAATCATCTTTACGAACCCAACTTCTCCATGAATCATGCCACCCTAGAATCTTACTCAGTTTCTTACCAACATCAATTTGCTTTTCATAAGATAGTTTATCCTTAATCACTCGCCTTTGTTCTTTGTCCTCATTAACGTAACGTAAAGCATAATCAATGACAGTATCAATAAAGGCCAGAATAATACACGCGATAGGAATAGCAACAGCAATAGCGCCAACCAAAATACCGATGACCTCTTGAGTAGAGTGTTGCATAATCCACGCAAATAAATTATCCACTTCATACATTTCTTACCTCCTTATCTTGGGGCATATTTCAGCCCCGTTTGTATTGCTCAACCGCAAGGTTCACCACTTAATGTCATAATCATCTTTGTCAGCACCCTCATGCAACTTCTCTAAGTGCTTATCGAATTTACTCTTAAGTGTATAGGCAAAACGTGCTGTTAATAATACCACAGCGATAACTGCTGTCAGGATATATACCCAAACTGGTGTGTGCCAGATGGTTGCGCCTAATAATATTCCTAATAATCCTGCTATTAATGAAAGACAAATATGGGCGAATATACCAAACGCCCAATCAGCACCATCAACATTCTTACGTGATGAGGCAAGAAAGGCTATAACAGTATAGTCAGATAAATATATCTTAGTGTTCTCACCACGAGTAACAAAGCCAGTAATACTACGACTCAATATTGCCACAACTAATGGTGTTATTACAATTAATCCAAGTGTTACACCAATAAATGTTGCGAATACATCTCTACTTCCAAATATCATCTCTAACATTATTCCATCTCCTCTATTTCTGCTTCTAATTCTTCAACCTTATCTTCTAGCTCAGAAATCTTATCCTCATATTCTTTCCTAATATCCTGAATAAAATCTCCTAATGCAAAGGTTAGGTCATCAACATCTCTGAATCTGTATTCCATAACCTACCCCTCATCATTCATACTAACGTCTATTGCCCAACCACATAGGCCACCAACTATTGCCCATAATCCTCCTAGCACAATAAAGCCTAATGTTAGTCCAGTAGCACTCCACTGTTTTATGTCAAGTGTAATAGCCACAAATAACCCACCTAATATCATGCCTACCATTGCACCTGTGGTTATAGCGTATATCCTTCGATATATTAATTTCATGTGTTACCCCCAATATATTCTCATAATTATCTGATCGACTATACCTAAATAGCTTTTATCAATAACAGCTTTATAGCCTTTATCTTCTAGTTTTTCTTTTACAACATCAAGGGCAAACTCATGCTCTGCCGATACGAAAGTTTCCCTCTCTCCTTTTTGGCAAGCATCTTTAATACTCTCTGCTACTTTATTTTGAACAGATAATATCTCTTTGTTAGCTGCTTCGACAACTCCTTTTTCAGACTCAATCTCAGCCTGTCTTGCTGTCATAATTTCCATCTTTAACCTCCTCCAACTTATTTTCATTAGCAAATCGCATAAGCATATTCTTGCGTGATAACTTAGCCACTTCGTCATACCTACGTAATAACTCTAATTGTTCATACGTAAGATGTCCAATTATCTGACCATTATCTACAACTACTGTATGCCCATTCATCTCCCAATTGGGAGTTTTACAGTAGCGTAGCTACAGGTGTGTATTCTTGCATGTGTTCCTCCGCTTGCCGTAGTAATTAGCCTCATCTGGTAATTGTAGACCAACTGTAGCAGGAATGTCAAGCGTCTGATTGTACCCCAGTAAGTCGCTATAAGATATGCTGATACTACCCTCATCAAAGTCTGTTAACGTAACATTAGCATGGATACTCGGAACAATCATATTATGCACAAGTATTAGAGCAGAAATAAAACCCAAAGCGAATAGGCTAAGGGCTAGGGTCAAGTATCTCATTGCTTAGTTTCCAGCATCCGATAGATTTCAGAAGTAGTTTCTTCAACAGCGGCGTCCTCACGACCACACCCATAAAAGCTAATTCTACTATAATCTTCATATTGCACCACTTCCTCAATATCATCTACTCGAATTATGGTAGAGCCATCGCTACGTAACGTCAACTTAATAAATTTACTCATATTATTTATCCTCCATTTTGTTAGGAAACTCAGCCGTAATCTTTTCCAATGCCTCTAGGAATGACTTTACATCATGGTCTTGTGTAGCTGCATCACCAATTTCATAATGCAATATTCCTATTAATGCTTGCCTCAGTGTACCGTAATAGCGATCTACGCTTCTGTAACCTGCTTCTCTGACCTTACCTTTGTGCTTACCACTCTGTAATATCTCTTCCCCAAAATACCGCTCAGGAATGTAGTTGAGAGGGTCTTTGCGTATGCGCCATTTGTCGTTGATTGTGATCATAATTATAGCTCCCTCATCCCTGTTGGGGTTATTTCCTCTAAGTTATGAACACCTTCATCAAATGTAAAATAGTCAGCTGTATTCCAGTTAGAAGCATAAGTATATTTGTCATAATCGTAATAAATAAAATGATCATCTTCTGTCTTACCATACATAGTAGCCCACTCTGGTGCTTGTGACCAATCAATCCCATCAATATTACTTGTTTCCACACTTTCCTGCGCCATATTTTCAGAATCTTCGCACTTTTCTGCACCATACCTGTTCTCATAATACTGCGCCATAATTGTCAGAGCCTCAGTTAAACTACCACATTCTAAGTTGAAATCCTGCGAAGAATCCCCTACATACTCATTCACTGTAATCTTAATCATTGTTATATCCTCCTAATGCTGTTGCGTCAAATGATATTATATTTGGTACATATGACTGTTTATCCACTGTACTTGTCGTAATTTTATCAGAATAATACACGCTGTCAAGTGATACGCCGTGATGTTTTTGGATATAATTGTGTGCTTCTGCTAATACGCTACTGATACTCTTAGGTTTATCTGTCATAAATTACTCCTTATTACCATGCCACGGACATTCAGCATTAATAAAACGGATCTCTAACCCCATAGTATCCATATTATCAAGTTTAGGACATTTACATCCATCAACATTCAACCAATGTGTATGATAATTCCTGTCCAGAGGGAATCCCCACAATAATTGCAGCACGTATTCTACGCCCTCAATTACATCATTACAATGCTCAGCATCTTTGAAATGGATATCAGGACGAGATAACAGTTGCTTCAATATACCATGTGCTTCTTCTAGGGCAATTACTCTGCGTTCAGATAACCCCTGCTTCTCTACTAAGTTTTTATTTAGCATTAAACTCCTCCTCAAATTCTTCCAGTGTAATCACTTCAACAGTAACGTCGTCCTTATTATGCTCAGCAATCCCCGCAAGCCAACTTTGTGCGTGAATACTCATACCATATATCTTCTCATCTACTTCGTACAGACTCCCGCTACCACCGTAGAACCGAATCCTACCGTCACCAGTTCGTTCATATTTCTCAATGCCACTATTCAGGCGATAACTATCACCACTCAAGTATCCACCAAACCACGAACCTAATACTCGGTGGTGTACTTCGCCAGTCTTTATATCAGTAATTCTTACAATAACATATTTATCTGGATAATATTCACTCATAATTCCTCCTATTTCATGCCTAAATCAACCGTCAGCTTATTTATGTCCTATAACCTATGCCATCGTATTACTAAAGTAATTTAGCCTAGCTCACGACTCTGTGAGGCTTGCATATACGAAAAAGGCACAGGAATAGTCCCATGCCTTTGATTATAATTTATGATTAAGGGTGTGTCAAGCTATTATTTAGTTAATTCTTTCCAAGCGTAAGGGAATAATGGCTGAATAACCTTTCCGACTTCATCTGCTAAGTCCTGAACCTCACCCTGAGCCGTAGAATGCTGGCGTAATTTATAGAAACGAGCGAACGCAGCTAAACTTCCTGTCCAAATCCAGTTGACGTAAGTACCTTGTGGTAAGATAAATCGTGCCTGTTCTGGCGCAACTCCATCTTCAATCATGCCTGAATAAAGTTCAATCGCTTCGTCACACTTGTTGATGTATTTATCCATCCAAAATTCACTACGCTCATGTTTTCCGCCACTACCCTGCTTAATACTTCCGTCAGGTTTACTGCGGAAATGTTTAGGTATAAATAACTCTGGCTCAGAGGAGATATAGCGCCTACTTTCCTCATTCTCAACGAACCCTTGCTTGCTCTTAAAACATTGTGTACGAATTGGTACAGGTGCTTTCATTCGTAATTGCACAACAGCGTGAGCGTAGGGACTCCAGTGGTTTTCTCGTGCTAAAAAGCTAAGCAAACCTTCGTCCGAACCTTTAGCCTTATCTTCTCGTGTAGTAAATTTGTCATTCCAGTTAGCAAAACTTACTCGTGCTACATTAGCAATACGTAGGTCGTCACCCATGTGGTCAATATATTCTACTTTCACTAATTATTCCTCCCAATCTTCTTCTGTTTCTCGATCATAATCAAAAACGATTTCAACTTTGAAGCTACCATTCTCTGATCGAATATCTGCGTCAGTAATAGCTTCGTAAACATCACGTTCAACATCGTTGACAGATTCTAGGTCATATACTTTTGATAAGATACTCTGCATTACAACAACTCCTCTAATGTCTTAATCATTTCAACTTGTCCATGCGTAACATTCTCAACAAATCTTACGTTGTAAGGATATTCAATCGCAATTACACGCTCAATTCCTGCGCCTAATGCTTCCTGTAAATGCTTAGGACTATCATCAACAAAAATATCAGGCTTAATTTCCTCCAATATCTCTTGCTTACTCTCGCCTAAATTCAGCAGGAATACATTATTGAACATTAGTGCTAACAAAGCATTCTTGCGGCGCAGATTAGCCTGTTCATCGTCAGAATAGCTCGACACAATCACAACTTCATACTTTCTCTGTAGCTGTGGCAAGCAATTACGCAAATAATCAAACAGTGGTGGATGCTCTGTGCGATTATACTCAACAACTAGGTCATAAAATTCACTGTCAAGCATATTCACAAACCAACTGGACATATTATATTGGTCAAATTTACTGGTAACGTCTAATTGGTAGCCATTATTTAGGCAAAATTTAATAAATCCAGAATGCCAGTTAAATAATACGCCGTCACAATCTAGTGCTAATATTCTTTTACTCATTTATCCTCCTAATAATTGCTGTGCAAAATCACCAACCATGATATTGTCACCAAATGCTTCAGTCTTTTTAGATTGAAATACATCATAGCCTAATTTACCAGCGCAATAAGCACAATAAGTTGCTGCCCACATCAAGGTTTCTTCATCACTTAAAAATATATCTGAGAGTTTAAACCCAAACAGGTCATTATATTCCTTTGCTAAATTTTGTAGTTCCTGTAATTCATTCATATTATTCATCCTCCAATTTATACGTAAATGTTGCCCCATTTTCAGAAACTAATTCATCGTCACGGTCATACGACTGTAATTCTGAACCAATATCTGTGCAGTAGTGTTTAATTTTGTGTTCGATTGGTTCAACATTCCTGTTATATTCCGCATAAATTCCACCAGCAAATAGGGCAAACATTATGGTAGCAATAAGTGGTGTAAAACCATCCATATTTTATCCTCCTACAAATCCACTAATAATGTCATCACACTTAGCAATAAATTCCTCAAGTGTCCCGTCATTATACACGTCAACGGTATTCTTGACAACTCCATCTGGAACATATTGGCGTGAATCTCCATCAAAATCACCTCTACCTTTGATTCGGATAAGGAGAATATTGTCCATACCAATCCGAGCAACTGCTGGCTTAATTTCATCGGCAGTACCAAAGCAGCTATCATCAATGTAGATATTATTACCATTAAGTGTTGCTGCACGACATTTGCCGAAGTAATCCTTGCCGAATAATGGCTTACAGATTAGCTCAGAAACAAATATCATTACCTCTCTGACTGATAACGCTGTCCGTGGACTCCCGTTACGCTGATTATGAGCAACAGATATAAGCAAGGTTTCTTTACCGAGTAATTTGCCCAACTTATACGCTTCTTCATTCGGTACAGAGAATACGGACAAAGGTGTTTCCTTAATATCTCGGTTATTGTATAGCTCAAAGAACTCTTGCTCAGGGACATTGAACAAGTTCTGCGTCAATGTGAACAAATGGTCTTTACAGCGTGATTCAATTAGGCCATATTTAGGCTTAATCGCATTAACTAGCTCCGTCTTACCTGCCCCAATAGGAGCAGACAAGAGGATTAGGCGTGGTTGTTGTGTCATAGACTTTCTCCGAGTTTATTTGCCTGAGATTGTAGGTCAGCAATTTGACGCTGTAATTGTTCATACTCTTCTCGGCGTTTATCTGCTTCAGAATCACGCTTCCAGATTAATGTTAGATACTGGTTGTCGTCATCTTCTGTTTCTAAATTCAAACCGCCGGTAAATGCAGGGTTTTCGATCTCATAAATAGCCTCAATTCTGTCAGATACATTTGAAAAACTATCCCATCCACCGAATTCACCTGTATTTGCGGCACGCACATCCAAGTACAACAATGCTCCACCTGTTAAAACAAGCGCTTCTCGACCATCTTTCATTTTAACAAAATGCTTCCCCGCCTCTAACTTAGGCATTTCATTTGATCGCATAGTAATTTCCTCCTCGTTTACGTTGATTAGTTTTACTCGACCTGATTTTAGCCCAAGATTGAACTCTGTCTCAAATTCTACTGATTCCACTATAATACTATTCCCGCACCAATAACTCTCACCATTTAGGTGATAATAAATTACATCTTCAGATTGGTTTCTGTAAAGACTCCCATTATCATCACCAGTAAGAATTTGCAGGTAATGAACTTGTTTACAATAATGTCGTTCAAAATAATCTTGGTTACTATCTTCTACAGTTAGAACTCCATCAGAGTCAATAAATAAGAATTTAGAATCAGTGAACGTTGCATTGTTACCAAATGCTAACCACCGAACACCCTTCTCAAACAATTTCTCCTGAACCATTCGACTAATTTCTGGCGTAGGCACTTTCACCTTAATGTTACGGTATTGCATAATTCACTCCTCCCAATTAAAATTTATACTCAGCATATAGCTGTTGATTACTTTCATAACACTGTGTCACTTGTTTAGGCTCAACTTTTACATCAGTAATCTGGTGATAGCTCCATTCTAATCCTAGCGCAAAGACAGCGGCGGTGACACTCACTAAAGCATAATTCAATAATTCTTTCAAGTCAAGTCCTCCTTACAGAATAATCCCGTCAAAGTGTTTGTTAATAGCAATGGTGTGATTGGCTTGAGCATAAGCATCAGCTAAGGCATTGTGCGCTACGTTATCTTCACCACGTTCAATCTTAGGTGCGCCTTTCAAACTCTTCATTGTGCGATAATCCAATTCACGCCAGAACTTCCAGAACGCATCTTCACCAACAGCACGATAAGCATTACGCAATATGACGCAATCAAATGACGGAGAATTAGCTACAACAGGAATATCATAAGTATGACAATGTTTATAGGTGTAATTCTTAAGGCCTTGTAATGCCTTCTTAAGTGGCACAGTTTTCTCTAAGAATACCTTTCGGGCTTCATCGCTTTGCTTATGCCACCAGAGTAAAGTATCTCCACCAATAGTGAGTCCAGCGTCTAGGCAAGATTGGATGTCAACAGCAGCATAATACTTATCCTTAGCCACACCCTTTTCATTAAATAACACTGCACCAATACTTAGGATAACAGCGTCAGGTGTATTATTTAGGCTTTCAATATCTACCATAAGGTAATTCTTCATAAATTATTCCCTCCAGATTCATTTCAACAGAGCCTAGAGTATAATGTACGTAGAATGATGTGTCAAGGACATTAGTCTACAAAAGGTGCATAAATTTAGTAACTTAACGTAGACCAAAATGTTACAGTAGTAACGATTAAGGCATATAATGGGATATAATCACCACGATTGTAACAATTACGGGATATTTAGGCGAGTTCGCTAATGGGCAAACATGCGGTAATAATTGGCGAGAGTTTAGGATATAGTAAACCTTGGTACTGATAGTACGGTTATAAAGAAAAGCCCCAACATTGCGTCAGGGCTAACTGGGGAATTGTGCTAGATGTCTTGCCAACCATCAGTCATAACCAACCTCCTTGCTCTTACGGATTGTGTCAATAGTTTTACCAGAGGAATCCATCACAAAACAAGCGTCATAACCTGCATTGTAAGTAACTGTTGAGTTGCTAATGTACTTTAATTTTTCACCAATACAACGCTCAACACCTTTGGTATTAGTGTGGTCATCATAAGTTGTGATGAGTTTTAAGCCGTTGTTCTTGTCATAAAGACTATAATGAGAACAGGTTACAGTATCAAACACTGTGCCTTCATCTTCGGTTCGTACAAATTTAAGTATTAACATTCTATCTACCTTTCTGTCTGAGTTAATTAAAGTAGGGACACTCGACCGAGTGTACGCTCAATCCTTATCCCCCATTATCCTTGCGGAAGTGGTTTAAGAGTATTCGTAGAATTAAACCTTTTCATGCTCTCAGGCTAAACCTTGTTACAGGTAAGGATAACAACCAATAAATTGGGACTACTCTGTTATTTTAAATTCCCGCTTACTCCTATACGGGGACTCTCTAAGTGGAGTCAGCATCAAGACCTCCCTACACTAGCGGCTCAAAGGCTCACGACAGGAACGGGTGTAGGAATTTAATCCGTAATTTCCTGCCGCCAAACATATTGATGAGATATGCTTAGTACTCGATGTTGGTGCGAGGACTCGAACCTCGTGATGAAACAGGGACGTATCCGCTGTTGACCTGTCACCAACTTAAACTTTTACAAAATTAGTCCTACAGATTACGCACTGTAGGCTGCGGCATCATTACTGCGGAGGAGACAACGGCGATGCAACCGTGATTGATATTAGTCCTCTTTACGTTTCGTCTTATTGTATGGGCGCTTATACTTTGTCCCAGCATTAGCACGATTACCCTATACTTGATTGACGAAAACGTGCTCATAAGCCTTACGGCGTTCATCTTGTGCAGGACTGTCGCCAAACACTAATAACAAGATAGCTCCCACTAGATATATCATTGTCCAGATGCCTAGTGAAAAAGCACTTGCTGGATTATTCTCGGCAAAGTGTTTGCGTAATCGTTTAATCATAATTTATTCCTCCATAGTATTTGTTTTAAGTATAACACACTAACATCTTTAATGATACATTTATAGCACATTATTGGGCGAAATGCTGGTTAATGTGCTGTTTGGGGTACGTTATGCTTTAGTCCAATCCTTATTTGGCGCATATCGTTCTCGTAATGCTTTAGCAACACGTCCGTCTGATTGTTCCTCAGCAAGTTGACACGCTAATTCGTGCTTACGGGTTTGCCATGCTTTGTGTGCTTCCATTGGGTCGTCGAAAAACCCTAACCATTCACGTTTACCGCTGAAGGGGTTATTACATCTACTGGTGTATTTGTCATTTCTTTTATTATAAGTAACACCAACAGGGTAGTCACTGTCTTTAGGGAAGGTGTGTGCTACGAAAGAATTAGTCACAGCATCAACAAAACTACAGTAATCTGGACAATAGGTTCGATTCCCACGTTTGATGATGTCTTTATCTAAGTGCATACCCTCCCATTGTTGTTTTTCCATCCAATCTCTAAATTTTGTGAAGTACAACCATTCATCGCAAACTGTAACGCCCTTGTAGCTAGGTTTTTTTCTAAGTGCAGCTTCAGAGTAACAACGTCTAATCATTCCACGCCATCTTTCATAAAACTCGCAAGTTTGGATTTTTCCGTTGTGATAGTAATGAAGCTGTTCTTCTGTGTCATAGACACCAACCCCATATAATTTATCTCTACCTTCATAAGACCTGATCTTAGTTCTTACATAAGGGTCACGGAATGAACCATCCCGAAAATTCAGCCATCTTGTCCAGTAACGATAACCGCTACCAACCTCTATTAAACAATTCATGCTGTCAACATATTCAATTAGTTTAGCAACAGAACCGTTATGGGATTCTACAACCAGCCCTTCACGTTCTGCCTTCTGCTTTAACCTTAGTTTCTCTCTAAAGTCCATAATAAAAACTCCTTAGTTATAAAAGTATCTCTACCAATATAATCTAAGGAGCTTGTCTTTGTCAACAATTTTTATAAAATAAATTGTTTACGGGTTGTGAAGTTTTTATTCCCTGTTAACCCTTCTATGCAAAAACCCAGTGCATCAACATGGTCAGGACTCTTCTTGAAACCTTCCCATGACACCTGTTCCGACTCTAAATCATTAAGGTCTGCATCTTTATCGTGAAACACTACGCCAGTTTCATAAAGGTGTGCCGCAGCAACAGCCCTAGAGTATTTCTTCGTTGTACTAGGGAATGACTCAACTGGAATAAATGGATGGTCGCGAACAATCATGCTCTTAAAATATTGCCCAACCCCGTTGGATTCGACTCTGACCTTAACTGGGCAGACATTTTTAAGTTCATAGTAAAGTTTAGCAATCGTAGAAACAGCTTGTTCACCTGTCATCCTGTCGGTCAAATCTTTAATTATAAGAACTTTACCAGATTCGGTTAAAATTCCTGCAACAATACCAGTTTTGTCACTGTCTTTGCTCGTAGATCCGCCAGCAGGGTCAACGCCAATAATTGCTCGCCGCCATTTACTAGGGTGAAACTCCCCTGTAGCTGTAGCTCTACACTTGTCTAGTAATTCAGGTTGCCAACAGGCTTTCTCATTGCTAAGTTGTAGCTCACCCATCACCTCTCTGCGACCGAGCCTAGTGTTCATTGTGCGCCTAGCATTTTCAAGCATCTGAGGGGAGAGGTTATCATTCTCCAAAGTTGTACCTTGTATTATTCGCACGTTACTATTAGGGTCTTTAGCTCGCTCCACTAACTCAATCATTAACGGTGTGGCTCGTGGTGTTGTTGCAATAATTGCCTGTGAAACACCTAGACGTAAACCATACTCAAGGTTATGCCAAAAGTCTACAGGGTCGCCCACAAATGATCCGAGCTCGTCCGCAAGCAATAGTTCGCTATTGGCCCCGCGCGATCTTTCACTAGACTCACTAGATATAAGCCTTGCAGTGGCACCATCATCCCATTCTAGTGTATTATAATGGGGTGAATACTTAGGTGCTTTTTCGTGTGGACCATAGCACTCTAACACGCCCGAATTTCCTTTCACCATTGTTTGAACTAGGTCAAAAGAACTGGGTGCTGCGATTGTAATATTCTTTACACCCATTTCACTATGATACCACTTTAGCATACGTGAAAGAGTGAAGGTTTTACCAACAAATATGTTCAACGCAGGTCGTTAATCTACGCCAGCGACATTACTCGCATCTCTATGTTACCATAGAAGTTCAGACTATATCTTCAAGGAATATTATTCCAAGCTCCCCGTTTCCACTCACTTGAGTGTACGGACTTACGCCCTAGTCGTTACACACGGCTGTTAAGCCTTGCTCGGTATTGTCCTTTAGTAAAAAGGGTGTCCACCGAATTAGAGGAGTTTTACGTGACCCTGTTAATACCAGCCACGACCACAGAGTAAAAGCGTTATGTTCTTTTTTTCGTCTGGAGCTACCCATTGCTTTTTTCTCATATGCAATATAGGGTCGTATAGAATATCTAGCCTTTGTTGCTCATTAAGCGATTCCAGAAACTCTCGCTTCTCATCGTCCGGCATAGCTCTGAGCCGATCACCCAAGTCCAACCTCTGCTCAGGTGATAAATCCGATAGTTTTTGCATAATTTACCTCGCCGTATTTTTATGCGTAAATGTTCTGCCCCTAATGTAAAGGGGCTTCCTCGTCCGCATTAGACACAGCCATATCAATTTTCGCATTAACTCTCGTCATCATTTTCTCGACAGACTCCTTGTCCATAAGAAATTCTTGCACAGCCATTAGCAATAGATTAGCACCAGATAATCCGTCCGTATCGTCAAAGCTAAATTCTACGCCTTCAATTTCGTCCGTAGTTTCATCACTCGTTATTGTCATCAAAGATGTGTTCATAACTGTCTTTATATTCTTCGCCTAGTTTATTGGAAATATGTCCTAGATAAATTACCGCTGGAACTGTTACGACAGCCCACCAGCCGAATGTTGCTATGGATACTCCGACCAAATAGGTTAGCAGCAGGATGAATAGTCCTAATATCCCGCCAACGTGTTTCAGCACCCACATATTGCGCTCTTTATTCGTCATCATCTCGCTCCAATTCTTCGACCAATTCCTTCACAGCCAAATAACCTTGCTCAGAATATAGCTGCTGATATTGTTCCATCTTCTCGCTAATATCTTCTTCAATCACTCCGTCCCGAATGGTATAGCCTAAGACGAAATAGGTGAGGGGATTCGTAGCCATTTGTCCTGCCTCAAACCATTCGAGCCAAGCCTTGTATACTTCAAGCTCCTCAAGTGGATTTGTAGCGTCTTTTGGGATAAGGTGGTGGTAACAGTCACCCCAAGCAAGTTTAAGGCTCTCACGGATTGCTGAGGCTTGTTTATCGCTATTATTCTGCATTAGTTTCATCCTTCTTATCATCAGATAGTATAAAAGTAGCTTGTGTGACAAAACTTCTACTGTTTTCAGCAAAAGTTAAAAATTCACGAGGCTTATACCCTTCGTTAATTAAATTTCCGAATGTTTTGCTAACTTCTTCTTCAAGTTTAATTAGATCAGATAGATTTGCCTTAGAATCTTCACCTACCTCGAAGCTGTATGACCATAACCACCTTGATTTGTATTTATTATCGGATACAAAGTATTGCTTGTAACTTTCGTTTAAATGCTTCTCAAAGTAAGCAGCATAAAGTTCTGACTCTGGTATCTCTGTGCGTTTTTGCACATCCTCTACTTGAGAATAAACAGTCTCCGTGATAAAGCCGTCTGAGTCAGTTAGTAATAATCTAAGATTGTCATACCCTGTTACTACTTGTTGAAAACTGTACCACTTATCCTTGACTTTTAAACTATCTCCAATTCTATACCTACTCACTATCTTCACCTCCATCTTCTTTAGCCTTAGATTCACTCTCCAAATATGACCGAACTAGCTGTGCGTACATCATCATGGCATCTTCGTCCGAGAGGAATAGTTTAATAGCGCCTGACATAATGTGCATGGCACGATCATCACCCGCATTATTCTCTACGACAGTTTTGATGTTGTCATCGTCTTGCTTAGTAATTTTGATAATAATTTCTGAATTGCTCATTAAATTGCTCCGTTACTTGTTTGTCAATTTCTTGCCCGATTTTTGAGGAAATGCGTTTTACAGTCCAGTAGCTCAATCCTACTACCTTAGCTGCTTCACCTAAACTTGTGTCATGTGCATCCCTCGACATATAGATTAATTGTTCTCTCTCAGGGTATTGGCTAACAATATCTTCCTCAATTTTTAGGAATAAATCTGCTACCTCTGCTATGTCAATACTCTGGAAATCGTCTGTGAGTACATCCTTCAGTGATTGCTTAATGCTGAAATCTTGGTCGTCATCGTGTTCGGTAATACTGTAAAATAGAAAATGGAAATCGTCTTTGTCATTATCTGTAATGTAGTTAGGCTTACGATAACGAAACTGGTTGATATATCTTGTCCGAACAATCGTGTAGAGATACGTTGTGAATGACGCTTTGAACTCAAATGATTGCTTAATGTATCGTGCTGCTGTTGACCATACTTCCTGTGATATATCCTCTATTTCGTCCTTATCGTGCTTTACGAGCTTATTAAGCCGAGCCATCACCATCGGGTTGTATCGTTTGTACAATGCGCTGAAGGCTTGTTCATGTCCGTCCTTGTAGGCTTGACAAAGCTCATTGGCTGTCATCTTAGTGTAATTCATTTCATATTCTATCCTGTTCTAATTGGCTATGCTTACTATGACAATTAGGTATAGATATAGTTCAAAATTAGTAGTGTTATAATGTAACAAAACAGGGTTCATTTTCTCCTCTCTATCCCTCGCCGTTACTGGGTTTAGTATCAAAAACAGGACTATACCCTATACCTATACCTCTATCCCTATCTATTTGACATGATCTATTTACCTTGATCTATGTCCTAATATTTACTACAATACTATGACCTAATTACATTAACCAAATAGGAGTAACAGAGTAATGGAGGATAGGAAGTACAGTATTAACAAGTTATATGCTAAGTGTATTAGAATGGACTACAGTAGATTCCTGACAAAGTTTAGCAAAGACTTACGTAAAGTGGAGAGTGAACTACTCGATAGGTACAAGTATAAATACGTAACAGAAGTGAAGTTACTACTTAGCTACTCTGCCACTGCCATTGACAAGAACAGCAACACCCTATTACACAGTAGAAGCAGACATAGTTTCGACAAAAAGAAAGTTTCATACAAGAGGTTTATTGACTTACTTAATATGATGCAAGAGGATGGTTATATTGACTTGAGTATTGGTTATGCTTACTATGATAAATATCTAAAGGTCTTGACAGAATATGAACCATCATTTATAATCTTACTACCTAAACTTATTGACATGATTAAGCCAAATAAGTCTGACGTAGTTAAGCCAGTAAAAACTGGATTGATAGTTGTAAATAAAAATACTGACGCAAGTAAGATTGATGTTAAATTGAAACGAGAGTTGGAGGATTCATTAATGGAGTATAACGATTTCTTATCAGATAAGAATTTTACAGTAGAAGTTGACGGAGAAAGAGTTGGAGTTGCAAGTTTGGTATATAAGCGTTCATTCACTAATGACTTAGACCACGGTGGTCGTTATTATGATATTACAGGGTTTATGTCCACCATGCCTGTCAAGATGCGCAAGACAATTGAAATTGATGGTGAGCCTGTATGTGAGTTAGACTATTCGCAACTACACCCTTCGATTCTTTATGACATTAAGGGCGTAAATCTGCCAGATGGTTTTGACCTGTACGGTATCGACCAAGAAGCTATTGACCAAGTTGTTGAATTAGATTATGATGCTATTGAAGAATATAGAAAAGCTACTGGTGATTATAAGTTCGACCCTGTTCGCAATCTGCTAAAGAAATGCGTACTGGTTATGCTAAACACTCGTGATAAGCGTGAAGCGACAATGGCTGTTTATGGTGACTATAACGATGAGAAGAACAAGTTATGGAACAAGTGGATAAACAGTGAACGAGATACTCTGAAATATTATGGTATTGAAAATCTACTATCTGTGGTTGCAATATTCAACGAATTAGAGTATAAACATGAATCAATCAAGAATCACTTCTATGACCAAATTGGGTTGAGTTTACAAAATATTGATTCAAGTATCGCATCATATATTATCGAATATTTCTCTCGGAATAATGAGGTTGTGTTGTCCATGCACGACAGTTTTATTATCAAGCGCAGTCAAGAAGATAGTTTGCGTGAGATTATGTTTGAGGCGTACAAAGCTGTAGTTGGCAGTAATTTTAACTGCAAAGTTGTTAAGGAATATTAAGGAGGAAACATTATGATAGATTTTTCAGGCTATGATATGGACTTAATCATTGATCGTTATTCTTGCGCCTGTGAACAACTAGATCATATTGAAGAAGCATGTGGTGATGGGCAAAAGATGTATGACCTTGCTTGTGAATTAGCTTGGGCAGAAGAACTGTTGTTCCAACTTGAGATGGAGCTTATTGACGAAAAGGGTTATGAGCAAGACAGAGAATACCATACAATTAAGCAAGCGTATGGTGATGTTATTATTAAGAAATGAGGACAAATAACATGACACAAATAATCTTAGGCGTAATCTCAGGTATAGTCATTTGCTTCTTAGTGGTATGCTTCATATTCTGGCAAATGCCACCAGACTTAGGTTCTCTACAAGTTTATGACAGAGTGTTTATTTTCATATTCGGCTTGATATTTGCTGTAGTAGGTGGTATGGTTGGGCATGCAACTTTTGAAAATATGGAGGAATGATTATGAAATATGAATATATGAAAGAATACTCATGCAACGGAGAGGAGCCGAACCTGCCAAACGGGACGCTAATAGAGCTCTATTGCCGACTTGATGACGAGTGGTATCCATCAAAAGTAAAAGTCAGAGGCTCAATTCCTAGCTGGAGAGAATGGGATAAATTCCGCATAGTCGATGAACGCTACAAGCCAAAATCAGAAGATGTTTACACCAATACTTGCGGAATTCGTGCCTGTAAAGATAGAGAAGATTGGGAGCGTTGCGGCACTGATGTTAGCGACTTTGAGCTATCGGTTACGCAGACAGGTAATGAAATAATCGACGTTAGCGTGGTTAAAGATACGAGAAAATCAGACTGGTTTGAGCGTGGGGATTTGCCGCCTGTTGGGGAGGTTGTGGATTACTGGTATTGCCGAGGCAAAGAATACAAAGGTAACTGTATTATACGAGGTTATAACGGGCATGAGGTTTGGTGTAAAACTATAGATGGGGAAAATCATTTCAATAAAAAGAATTTTGTTGTTACTAACGATTGTGAGTTTACACCAATAAAGCCAACTAACCTTGAGCCGAAACTAGTTGGGTCGACTGTAGAGTGTCTGGTAACTGGAGATAGATGGGTTAAGTGCAAGGTTTTGTCTGCCGACGAAGATGCCTTGTGGCTAAAGACTGTAAATTCCAATGAAAGATTGGTTACTAGACTTGAATACATCCGCCCAATCCAATCCGAGCAAAATAAATTCACCAATAATCTAGCAGAGCACATCAAGGACGTTGGTAATTCGGTTAGCTTTGCCGTAGAAGGTCATGAATTTATGGCAAAAGAAGTGATTAAATTCTTTGAGGAAAATGGATGGGAGAAACTTTATGAAAATTAACAATGCAGATACACCAGCAATCCCGGTTTATTTAGATCCAGATGGCTACATTCTCAGATGGTCTATTGATATAGGAACAGCGAAAGCTGGTTGTGAAGCTGGTTCCGAAATAGGAAGAGGTTATCGTCAACTGAAGTATAAAGGCAAAAGATACCTTGTTCATAGAATTATATTTTTCCTAGTGAACGGATTTTTGCCCGAGCAGGTCGATCATATTGACGGAGACCCGAGCGACAATAATCCTAATAATTTAAGGGCTGCAACACACTCCCAGAATATGATAAACAGAAAACATCAAAAAATAATAAATCAGGGTATAAAGGTGTTGACTTCATGAAAAGAGATGGTAAGTGGAGAGCTCAAATACACAAAAACGGAGTGAAGATATACTTAGGATTATTTGAAAATATTGATGACGCAATTCAGGCTAGGGTTAATGCTGAAAAGGAGATGCACGGTGAATACTCAAGAAAAATTTAATTTAACAAAAAGAGAGCAATTCGCAATGGCGGCAATACAGGGCATTTTAAGTAACCCTTATTGGAATGAATGGGGTGAATATACTCCTTGTGCTGTCGCTGACTCTGCGATAGAATATGCAGATGAACTTTTGCGTAAACTGGACAAAACCAATGACGGCTAAACTCTGGACACCAGAACTCGCCAGCGGAGGACAGCAATACCCTTGCGTCCATTGTGGATTACCACCAACACCAGAAGGACATGATGGTTGCTTAGGTGCTTTGCAAGGAAACATTAAAAATTCTTGCTGTGGTCATGGTAATGACAACCAAGCCTATATTCAATATAACGGTGACGTGGGTATTGGCGAAGATGACGGATGGGGTAATAGTTGGATTGGTGGTATTGAAGCAAGGATTGAACAGAAACGATTAGTGGAGGAACGCGATAATGATTAGTACAGGACTAGAGCAACTTAAACGAGCAGTAGAGGAGCGATCTAAAGGTGGAATGCAAACAGGTAAGCCTATGGTTACAATACCAGAACAATACGCTCTACGCGCTATTGCGGAGTTAGAGTGGGCTAAGAAACGACTAGATATTGTGGAGGGTTTTATTTACCAGTATCGTTACAGAATTAAGGGTGGAGAACCTATGCAGGAATATATTGATGAAATGATGGAGGAATAAATTATGAAAGAAGCTATTGAAAATATACGAGAATTGGTAAAAGTTGATACCGAGAGTGTACCACAGACGTCCATAAAGGTTTGGCTAGACGAAGTAGCTAAGAAATATGACTACTTAGTTTCTGAATTATCGTTGGCACACAAAAGAGTCAATGAACTAGAGCGTGAATTATCACAAGCTATTGAAATCATCGAAGAATCTGGTGTAGACTACGATGAAATAGTTAATCAGACGGAATCATAATAGACAATTAAACGACAACCCTTCCAGGCAAGATTTAGGACAAAATACTCCCTCTCATTGAACTATCCTGAGTCTTGCCACTCTAATCTCCATTACGTGTCAAAAACCAAGCACAAGGAGATCACTTCTATGACAACAATCGCTATCGACCAATCCCTCACAATGGCAGCAGACTCACAAGCAACAGTTTGTTCACGTCGAGTCCAAGAAACTATTACGAAGATATTCCAAACAAACGGTTATACCATTGGTGTTGCTGGTCGATACTCTGAGGCATTAGCTTTTATCGAAGCACTGGAAGATGCGTTAGAGCGAGCTAAACTACAAGAATCTACATACATTCCTATTGAACAGGGTGTTATGGAAGATATGGAAAACTTTCGTGCTTTAATGATCACACCAGAGGGTGAGGTATTAGAATATGAAGGTAGCCGTTTTGCAGTACCAGTGAAAGCACCTATAGCAATTGGTAGTGGTGAAGATTTTGCCCTAGCAGCTATGGAATGTGGTAAGAACGCGATTGAAGCCGTAGAAGTTGCAATTAAATTTGATGTATATTCTGGAGGAGAAGTCCAGGTTGCATCAATCCCTGAGCCTGAGCAAGTACCTAGTCGAGAGGATTGGGAGAAGAAACCTAAACGTGAAATCCTAGACGAGATATTTGGTAAAAACGATGAGCAACAGAAGCCCCTCCCCAGATCAGGTACATAACGATTTAAAGAAATTAGAAGCAAAGGTAGATGAGATGGTGTCTGTGCAAAGTGATATGCGCGATAACATTCTCATCTTAACTGAGAATCAGAAAGAGATTAAACGTCTGCACGAAACACAGGCCGAACAAGGTAAGAGCATTCAGGACATTAATTTACGTCTTACTTTAACAGAAGCGGCTTCAGCTAATCATACGGAGAAATTGAAAGGTGTCTCTGAATCTAAGCTGGTGAATCGTGCAGTAATATTTATCGCAGGTGTTATCGCAACAGGATTGATAGGACTTGTATTTAAGGTAGCATTCCAATGGCTAACACAATCTTAGAGTTATTTGTTCTAATACTTAGTTGCCTGTCTATATTCATTGGTATACTTGGACTAATAACCGTAGCTAAGTGTAAAGTCAAGCGAATTAAACCAGCCATTATAGCCGTACAAGTTGTTGCTGTACTACTAGCAATAGCTCACGCCGCATTACAATATACAAAAGGTCTTGACCTAGAATACACAATTATATTTTATCTGGCATTAAACTCTAGTTTCTTATTACTCGTACAGATTGTCGCGTTATTAGCGTGTAGACCTAAGAGTGAAATAAGCGAATGTCCTAAATTGAAAGCTAGAGTAAGAATGTCAGGAAATAGTATTCTAAAGTAACAGTTCATCCAACAAAGAGAGTAAAGTTAATTATGGCTAAAGGCGCTAACAATCGTAAGCGAACTAAACGTAATAAAACTGAGGATATGCAAATGAACGGCTGTAATCGCAGGAAAACAATAGAGCCGTTACAAGCAAAGAACGACCGACAAAAACAAGCCCTTTGCGCTTTCCCTAATAGACAACTGATAGTCCTCTCTGGTTCTGCTGGAACAGGTAAAACAGAGTTAGCCTGCTGGTGGGCTTGTTATAAGTGGCTAAGAGGTGATATTTCCAATATTGTCATCACCCGCCCCTATAAACATCTTGGTGCTGACTACGGGGCAGTAAAAGGCGACGACTCTCAAAAACTCCTTCCTTTCTGCATGTCAATCCTAATGAAGTTGAAAAAGTACCTCGGGGTAGGTGTTCTAAAAAACAACTTTAAGATGGACACACTAGACACGCTTTTCATCGAAGCTGACGGCATTCAAATTGTACCTATTGAAAAAATACAAGGGATGTCATTTAGTGAAGATACAATTATCATAGCCGACGAGCTACAAAATGCTACAATCAGCCAAGTTAAATCACTAACAACAAGGGCAGAAGAAGGCTGTCAAATAATCTGCACAGGCGACCCTTACCAAACTGCATTACAAGAACAGAATGGGTTAGACTTCTTAGAGGATGTTCTTGACACCTACCCTACCGATTATGCCGAAGTAATCAGTTTCACCAAAAATGATGTTGTCCGTGGTGGTCTTGCTGGGTACTTAGTAAGTGCATTTGAAGAAATGGGTAACTGGGAGGATGCAGAGTGAAGAATGAACACCTGCTAACCCACGGTAGACGTAATAGATGTGGTGAAAAACTAGGGATTTTAACAGTTTTGCACCCGACAACGGTAAAACCTTACCTCAAGGTTAAGAGACATCTTTATTGGTTATGTTCTTGTGAATGCGGTAATAAATTGGAACTCCCATCTGATGCCATGTATGAATCGCATTATTCTTCATGTGGTTGCAGAAAAGGACTTAAGACACATGGTATGTCAAGAACTAAAGAACACGAATGTTGGAAGTCAATGAAGGCTAGGTGTTATAATGAAAATAATAAAAACTATGCACACTACGGAGCAAGAGGAATAAAAGTTTTCGACCAGTGGGTAGATGACTTCGTCAGTTTCTATGAACATATAGGACCAATTCCTAAAGACGGTAAAAAGTATACACTTGACAGGATTAATACTTATGGGGACTATGAACCAAACAATGTAAGATGGGTTGAACAAAAATATCAATGCCGAAACCTATCGAAAAACACAAAGAACAATACAGGCAAATCAGGAGTGTCAACTAGGGTTGATAATGGTATAAAGTCTTTTGTTGCTGCATGGAGAGACCTCAATGGTAAGTGTAAGAGCAAGCAGTTTTCTACTAGGAAATATGGAGATGAGTTAGCCAGATTTCTTGCGGAAGAAACTAGGAGCTTAGCTATTGAATATCTAAACAATAACGGAGCAGGCTATACAGAACGACATGGTCTTAGTCTAGAAGAAATAAGTTCATAATGACACCAATTAAAAATCCCTCGTGTCTAACGCCTAGTATTGAGATATAGGAGCATAGAATGGCAGTTAATACACCTTTACGTGCGTACAGAGAGATGGCTTCTAAGTGGGAACTACCTCTTGCCTTAATGGGCGGTACAGCGCGTATGCGTAAAGAATCAAAGGATTGGCTGCCACAACTCCCTAATGAGAGTGATGACCTTTACCAAATTCGTGTAGAACGTTCATTCTTATTCAACGTGTATCGCCGTACAATCCTGTCAATGGTAGGCAATGCTTTCAATGATAATATCACCGTGAGTGGTGTACCCAAAGAGTTAGAGTACCTTGAGTACAACGCTAATGGGCAAGGACAGAGTTTAACGGAACACGCTGCTGAGTTATTTGAAGATGCTCTTATATTTGGTAAGTGCCATAACTACGTTGATTTCCCTAACACGGAAATTGAGCGCGTTAATTTAGTTGAATACAGTCGCATGGGATTACGTCCATACTTAGCGCGTATCTCACCCATCAATTTAATTGGTTGGGAATTATCATACAACAACGGCTTTGAGAATGTAGAGCATATTCGTATCCTAGATTCTGATTTCCGTGTCAATGAAGAGTTCCTAGAAGAAGAGCGTGAGATTGTGCGTATCATTCGTCCTGAGTCTATTCAGGTTTATGCGCGTGAATACTCTGGCGTAAGTGGTATGCAACCACGCCCATACGGTGCGAAACTATCTGTAGTAGATCGCGCTGGCGAAGGTGACTTTGAATTAGTTAGCGAAACACCAAACGAATTAGGCTATGTACCTATTCAAAGTGGTTACGCTAATAAACGTGGTACTTTCGTAGCTGACCCAACTCTAGAGGATTTGGCTTGGCTTAACCTTCAACATTTCCAAAGTTCTAGCGACCAGAACAATATTCTTCACATTACTCGCGTACCATTCTTATTAGGTACAGGGTTTGAGGAAGAAGAAGTTGACAACATCACTATCGCTGCAAACAACATGGTCATATCTGGCAACAAAGACGCCAGCATAGGATACGTTGAGCATACTGGTACGTCAATGCAAGCTGGTCGTCAACATGGTAAAGATTTAGAAGAACAGATGAAGCAAAGTGGTGCTGAGATCCTATTTGCCAAGTCTGTATCTCGACAAACTGCAACATCTCGTAAGATTGACCAAGCAGAAGCCCTTAGCGTAGCACAAATTAGCTTACGTTCTATTGAGCAAATGCTTGAGCAAAACTACAAGGTGGCAGCGGATTGGTTAGATATTGACAATGATTTTGAGCCTATTGTTAGTATCGGCGCTGATCTGAACTTAGCCGATGACCCTAACCCAGTTCAAGGATTTATTAGCCTACACGAAGCATTAGGCTTTGACCCTGAAACTGCCCTGTCAGAAGCTAAACGTAGAGGTCTTATTGCTCCACACGTTACCATTAAGGACATAGAAATAATGGAACGTAAACAGCAAGAGCCTTTATTTGACAACACACCGTCTGATTCAAATGATGAGGACAATAATACAAACGAGCCTGAACAAGAGTCGTGAGGACGAAATATGAGTGAACAAGAAGTACAACACGGTGAGCGTGACCAACAAGTAGAAGAAGATCAAGAGAACCTTGACACACGAGAGCAAGACCAAATTGATGAAGATTTAGTTAAGATCCCTAAAAAGGACTTTGCTCAAATCAAGAAGCAATTAAAGTCGGCTAATCAAGAAGCCAAACAACGCCGTGAAGAATTAGAGCGTTATAAAGGTTATGGGTTAGAGCCTGACGAAATTGAGGAACTGATTAGTTTGCGTGAAAACCAAGACCAGAATCCTCAAGAACAAGATGAGAATCGTGTAGACCGCAAGGAATTAGACAAACAGCGTAAGAGCTTAGAACAAAAATATCAACAACAGATCCAGCAATATGAATCTGAAAAGTCCGAGATGCAAAAGCGTCTTGAAACTACGTTGATTGAGTCTGCTGCCCGTGACGCTATTCGTTCAGAGAAGGGTGTTCCTGAACTTCTTTTAGACCAAGTTACCAAGACCTCAAGAATTGTACAGAATGACCGTGGTGGTTACGATGTACGAATCGTTGATGAGAATGGTGAATTAGAATTTAATGATCGTGGCGAGTACATGACCATTAACGACCACATTAAACAGCTTAAAAATCACGAAGTATTTGGTCGTGCATTTGAGACAGAAGTTAAGAAAGGTGCAGGTATTCAAGGTCAGCAAGGTAATCGTAAGCCTCGCACCGACGTTACTAAGTCACAGCTTAAATCTGATCGTAAAGCTAAAATGGAATTCATCGCTAAAAATGGTATTTCCGCATATAACGAATTACCAGAATAACTGTGAATACAACTTCACGTTGGAAGCCGTGAGGGTTTCTACAATAATAGAAAACTCTACTAAGGAGAGATTATAATGCCTATCGGTAATAAAAATGACTTTGTCATCTATCAAGACGGCTTCCAAACTGGTATGTTGGAGGCTTTAGAGCAGGAAGTTAGCGTACTAAACGCTGGTCCTCGTGGTATCGTAGTAGTAACTGAAGCAACTCGTGGTGAGTACCTTGAGTCTGCATTCTTCCAGAATGTTGATGGCTTGGTATCTGATCGTGATACTACTTCAGTTGCTGACGCACCAGAAACTAAACTGAACCAACAGAATGTTAAAGATATTCTTGTTAACTATCGTGTTGGTCCTAACTCTAACACTATTGACGGTTTCCGTAAAATCGCCGAAAGCCCAGACGTAATGTCTATGTTGTTAGGTGAAGCGGCTGGTCAACAGTTAGCAGAGAAATTCCTGAACGGTGGTCTGGGCGCACTTGTTGCAGCCATGTCTACTGAAGCAGGTATGGTGTTCGATACTCGTGGTGCTGCTGATGCACTTAACCCTAAAGCTAACTCGACTTCAATTACCCTGCGTAACTTGAACCGTGTACTTGGCTTAATGGGCGACAAACGCGCACGTACTCGTATGTGGGTAATGCCTTCTGCACCTTTCACTGAGTTGGTTGATAATCAAATCACCGAAAAACTTGGCGAAGTATCTGGCGCAGTTGTTTATGGCGGAAACCCCGGCACATACGGTTTGCCAGCATACGTGACTGACAGCCCTGCGCTGACTTTCACCCAAGACGTATCAGCGGCTCAAGACGGTTCTGAGGAAATTTCTCGTCACCGTATCTTAGGTCTGACTGAGCAAGCGTTGGTTATCCAACAACAACCTTACTTCGACTTAGAAGTTGAACGTAAAACTGGTAAACAAAACCTGTTAGTAACCTATCAAGGTGAAGGTTCTTACCTAGTTCGCGTTAAAGGCTTTAGCTGGACTGGTACTGAATCACCAACTGACGGCGAACTTGCTACTGACACTAACTGGAACTATGTATTTAGCTCTGTTAAGTCAGGACCGGGTGTTATGCTGATTGTTGATGACGAACCTGCTGCATAAGCAACACTAAATTAAGCGGAGGGGTTTTGCCCCTCCCTTTTAGCTTAGGGTTTTGACTAAAGTATTTGTACTTTAATGAGAGCCTTGATCCAACGACGGAGAGATAATAATGAGTAATGTGCGCCCAACTTTAATTGCATACACAACTAAGACTAAAGGTTATCCAGAGTTTGACCAATTCCGTGTCACATTCTCTAACCCGACATTCTTCCAGAACGCGACCCCAGAAGGTCGTTACGATTATTTCTATACAGAATCAGATGCAATTCGTGAAGTGTATAATATTCAAAATTCTACCACTAAAGAGTTTAAGCTAGATTCTGGCGAGAAACCTAAGCGTGAGTCTAATGCTATTGAAACTAAAGTAGAAGAAGCACTCAATGAAAAGTCTAGTGCTGAAGAAGAGCCAAAAGAAGAAGTAAGTGAGTCTGTAGAGTCCGAGAGTAAGCCTGAAATCCCTGACGACTACAATGACCTTAGTTGGCCTAAACTACGCTCTCTAGCTTCACAATTCACTGACGAAAAAGGTATCAACAAGGAACGTGCATTAGAAATCCTAGCCGAAGCTAAGGGTGAGTAATTATGTATGACTTCCTAGTTGAAGATGGTACAGGTGTAGTTGGGGCAACTAGCTACGCCACTATCGCCCAAGCAGATAGCTTTGCGTCCTTTTGGGAATATCCCGACTGGGCGCTTTTAGGCGTAGAGAATAAAGAAAAATTACTCATACGTTCTTCACGCTTGTTAGATGAACAGTTTAAATGGCGTAGTCAAATACTAACAAAAGATCAGGGACTACTATTCCCTCGCGTTCCTTTTGTCGATAGTGAGAACCGTAGAATTACAGGCGTACCTCAAGACCTAATTGAAGCTACTGCTGAGATTGCCATATTACTTGAGGATCATAACCCAGAAGATTTAGACAGAGTTAAATCATTAGTAAGTCAAAGCTACGGTGATTCTAGCGAAACTTATTCTGGTAGTTGGCAAGAGAATGTCACACCTTTCGTTGCTGCATTTCAGAAGATAGCTGCTCGACTTAAACGATTTGGTTACGGTGGTAAGACGCTTAAACAAGTTACATTGATACTAGGGTAAGGTATGAACAAGCATCCTCAGACAGCAACCTTGTGGAAATATGATGGTGTGGACATCAATAACGTTCCCACCTTCATTAACTTAGGTTCATTCAATGTTCGTTGGGAAGAAGAATCCCGTATGATTGTCAATAGCGACGGTCGTGAAGTGTTAGGTAACGGTACAATCTACTTCCCTGACAAAGTATTTGAAGTGGGATATTACATTACTAAGGGTGAGGTTCCTGATGCTGAGCCACCAAGTAATTCTTATGAGATACAGAACGTAAGGTCTATCTCAAATTTGTCTGGTACAGAGTATGAATACCGGGCAATGATATAGTTGTTGAAGGGGATGCCTGTTTATCTCACTCGGATCAGGCTCAGGGTATACGGGTGTTCCTTTCACTTTAATCAGAGGTATTTATGTTCAACAAGTCAGATATAGATGCTTTTATAAATGAATTAGAAGCAAGTGTTGAACAAATAGAAACTAATGCTGTTAAGGCTGTAGAAGAATATCTTAAATTAGTTGAGCAAACATCACAAGGTTATGTACCTATTGATTCAGGTGATTTAAGAGATTCATTCTTTGTCGAAATAAAGATAGAACGAGGTAACATTGTAGGTATAGCTGGTTATGACAAAACAGGTGCATTAGAGCATTACGCTAAAATTATGCACGCTGGTGTTTGGCCTGCTGACTTTTGGCCTGAGAACCTTAGCCATTTGAATAGTACCGAGATTGAGTACAAAACAGATAAGCAACAGACACCTCGCTCTCATTTCTTACAACGAGGTTTTGACGAGAATAAGCCTAAACTAGATAAGTTGCTCAAGGGGATATTAGATGACTTATAATCACCCATCACAAGAAATTGTACAATACCTTATTAATGAAGGTGACGCAATAACGGGTGAGATATTTGTTGATAATATCCCATCTAAAAAAGAATTGAAAAGCAATCCTGATTATATTCTGGTTGTAAGAATGTTAACAGGTGTACCAAACCCTCGGTGGTTACGTGATGATATTACTGTATCTTTGCAGGTTATTAACTATAAACGTAGCACACTAACTCAAGCACGAGACTACCTTTGGGGTGTCTATAACAAACTATTAGGTGCGTACAACATTGAATTAAATGGGTATACGTACTTCCAATTTACAAGTCAGGAAATGCCTAACCTTGTAAGTATAGATAGCGAAACCTCTCTATACACATCGTCATTAAGTTTTGTGCGTGAGGCTCAAACAAAAGAAGGCAATCGCGACGTAATTTCTTAGAATTAAGGAGAGAAAATAAATGTCAGCCAAGATTTTTGAAGTCTCACCAGATGGCGTTACATGGGCATTAATGCCGGGTAATGACGCTTCTGTTGACTTAGAGGGCGAGGACTTGGATACAACTGTATTCGGTTCTGATTTTAGTTCAAGTATCACTGGTATCATCAACCACTCATTTAGTGGTAATGCTATGTTCCGTGAAACAGCAGGTTATAATGCCCGTATTCGTAAGACAGGCGATCCTGTTGCGTTTACTGACGAAGCTACTACTGCTAATGGTGACTGGTATGAAATTTCGGACCGCACCAAATCATTGTTCGACCACACTACAGAAGTCATTGTAGAAGATGGTGCAAGTGTTGTTAATGACGCAGATATTGAAGAAATTGATTACTTACACGGTCGTGTTAAGTTTGTTGATGGTTACACTGTTACTAACCCTGTAACTATTTCTGGTGATTATTTACCAGTTAATACATTCGGTTGCTTTAATAGTATTGACCTAACTCAATCGTCTGAAACTATTGAAACAGGTTGTTTTGAAACTGTTGGTGCTAACGGTGGTTATCAAACTTATAAGCCTACTCTGCGTGACGTATCTATTGACGCTGAAGGTTTCTACCAAACTAGCTCTGACTTTGCTGCAACATTACAGAACCGTGATCGTTTCATCATCGAGATTGACGTAGAAGGTGACGGTGAAAACTTAGCACGTGGTTACTTCCGTATTGGTTCCGATGGATATTCAGGTGGACCCGGTGGTGACGAAACCGAATCAGTAAGTTTCTCATTGTCCGTACCAGAAGGAATTAAACCTTTCTCATGGCGTTTCGGTGCTAACACTAAAGCACCACAAGGTCTTATCTGGACTATTGAAGCATGGGAAAATAAAACAAATCTACATTATCGCTACTTCCCAGAAGGACGTGATAACAAAGGTTTTGAAGCTGAGTCTGTCGTAACTGATTGCTCAATTTCAACTGCTGTCGATGCCTTAGCAGAAGCAAGTGTATCTGGACAAGGTACTGGTGTATTCACTATCTTAAATGATACACCATAATCAATCGTCCAATTGTAAACAACTAACCGTCTATTCGTAGACAAGTAGGAGTGTTAAATGAGCCAAAATATTAAGAAAACCTATCGCGATAAGATCCTAGCGAGCAAGAGCAAAGGTGGACGTAAGTTTGAACATGATGGTATGGAACTGTTCTTCAAGTTTCCTACCCGTAAAGATAAGCGTGAAATTATGGCCTTATCTACTGATGATAAAGGCGTAGTTAATCACGCACTGTTTGAAACTTGGTCTGCTATTAAGCTAACTCTTGTTGCTGAAACTAAAGAACCAGTATTCAGTGAAGATGATTTTGAAGCGATTGAGAACCTAGAAATGGGTGGCGTATTCGATGAGGTCTGTACGGAAGCATTAATGGCTTTACTAGGTGAAGAAAATGACCCAAAGGAATTGCCGCAAAATTAAAAAGCGACCCTGAGACTTATAACGAACTTCAACTAGCCGAACATTTAGGTAAATTTCATTATGAGATATTGGATATGCCTGAATCAGAATATAATCTTTGGATGGGCTATCTGACGCTAAAAGCTGAGGAAGCCAAGAAAGAGGCTAAAAAGGCTGGTAAGAATAAGAACAAGGGTAAGCGTTCAGGGGGCTTCTAACAAGGAGTCCCCTTTTTTGTTTGTGTGAGAGGATAGCATGACAGCATCATTACAAGGTAGCGTTAATATACAGACTAAGAGCATCAAGACAGCCTTAGACCGTATTAATGAACTCCATGATAAGCTAAAGAGTTTAGATTCAGTTACTAAGGCACTTGAGAAAACTCAAGGTCGTAGGGCTAAGTCTGAACAAGATACAGCAGCAGCAACTAAAAGAAGCACTAGCGCACAGCAAGCACAAGAAAAGGTTATGATGAAGAACCTAACCTTGTTAGAGCGTGCGGCAAATACTCGTGCGAATTATTCACAGAAGATCCAACAGTCTAATCGCAGCGAACAAGAACAGGCAAGTTTATTAGCGCGTGTTAATAATGCCTTCACTCAATATTCCGCTGCTGTTAAACGTGCGGAAGGTGACAGTGTTAAGTTAGCTAATGCTAAGGCTCAACTAGCTACAGCAACAGGTAGTGTTGACCGTACACTCAAGCAGCAGAATACAACCCAACAGAATACACAAAAGTCTGCTGTAGCTACTGAGCGAGCTTTGGGGCAACTTAATGCACAATATCAACGCGCCGTATCTGCTGTCAATAACTCTGCCTTGAGTGACACAGAGAAAGCTGCTGCGTTAAATAGATTACAACGCGAGTACGGGCAAACACAAGCGTCCTTACGTAAGTATCAGGCGGGTACGGTTAACGCTGTTAAGGCGCAAAATACTTTCCGTAATTCTACTACCCAAACTCAGGAAGCCGTGAGAAAGGCTAACAGAGAGTTTCGTGGTAAAGAGATAACATCATTCAATAGTAAGTTTCGTGACCTCACAGGCTCCGTTCAGGTTGCTCTAGGTCCATTATCAGGTGTTGCTTCACGTATGACAGCACTTGCTGGACTATTTAACCGTAACGCCGCTTCTATCGCTGCTGTACTTGCAACTACCACTGGTTTCACTGTAGCGTTAAGTCGTACATTAACTGTGGGTAAAGAAGCGGAACGTCAAATACTTAGTTTAGACGCACAGATAAATGCGCTAGGGTTATCTACACAAGTTACGTCTGCTGAACTGAATGAAATGGCTCACCGTATAGCTGCGTCTACATTAACGTCGGCACAAGCTGTACGAGAAGCACAACAGTCATTATTATCATTCCGTAATATTGGCGTAGATTCTTTTGAAGATACACTATTAGCAGCACAGGGTTTATCTGTAGCATTTGGTGGTTCATTACAATCTAACCTCCAACGCTTAGGTCGTTTGCTTGATGACCCTATCAGTAACTTTGACGCTCTAAATAGACGTGGTATAACCTTCAACAAACAAGAACGTGAACGTATTACCCTGCTTCAAGAAACAGGACGAATTACAGAAGCACAAAATGTTGTAATGAAGCGTTTTGAAGGCATTATGGAAGGTGCAACTGGGGCAACAGGTGGCTTAGCTGGCTCTTTGGACACATTAGCTGGAAACGCAGATATAACCTTTGAGAAGCTGTACAAGATGGGCGGTGCTGGTGATTTAGCTGCTGAAGCTGTTAGTGGCCTAGCTGACAGAGTATTAGCATTCTCCGAATCAGATGAAGCTGTTAAATTAGCCAATGCCTTTGCTGCTGCTGTTAGAAAGTTAACCATTGCTGGTGAATTTTTAGTTGATAATCTAGGTGCTATATCGACAGGGATAGCTGCTTTAGCTGGTAGTGCATTAGCTAAAGGTATTATCAGTATTACTGCTTTAACCGCTAGAACCGTTGGCGCTACTGGTGCTTTAACTTTATTTGGCGATGTAATAACAAGAGCATCTGCCAAAAACGTAGCCGCTGCTAATAGTTTCAGAATATTGGGTGGTGCTGTTACAACATCCCATGCTGCAACAAAGGCTTCCACCGCTGCACTAATACCCTACAGTAAAGCCGCTACAGCAGCGTCAGTAACCAGCAAAACAGCGGCGGGTTCAGTCACGTTGTTATCCAGAGCAGTGAACGGCTTTAAGGCTGCACTTGGGCCAATAGCTTTAGTTATACAGGCTGCATTTGCTGTAGGTTCAATATACCTCTTCAATGACGCTATGTCAGAAACTACTTCAGAAGTGAGCAGGTTAGATGACGCCATAAATAGGTTGGGTTCTGAATCCTCTTTACTAGAAAGTCAAATGGATAGCACCGCTAAAGCCTTCTTCTCCGACGAGTTGAAAGAATTACGGGAAAATCAAAAGGTTCTTTCTAATACTACTAGAGCTTTTAGAGATACTGAAACTGTAGTTGGTAGCCTAGAGGGTAAATTGTCTGATGCTAGCGATAGGGTTTCTGAACTTGCATCTTCTGGAGCAAATGCTAATTTAGCAACTTTCCAAAGACTTAATCCTTCAGCGGGTTTAGAAGAGTTTGAAAAGGCGAAACAACAGTTTGCTGAAGCTAAAAAGGAAATGAATAACTACTCCGCCCAGTTACAGAAGGCTAAGAACAGATCTAGTCAGTTAGCTACAGAACAGGAGAACCTTCTTGAGTCTGGTGAGCAACTAAGGTCAACCATAAAAAACGGAGTTAAGAATCTTTCAGAAGAAGAGAAGAAACGTCTTGACGTAAGAAACGCCATAAATGAACAACTAAGTTCTTCTCAAGAATTAACTACGTCTGAAAATCAGCGCGTAGAGAAAGCTAAAGCTAATATCAAGAACTTGGAGAATCAGTTAGAAGTAGCCAAGCAGACTAAAGGTATCAGTGAAGAACAGGTGAAAGCACTTGAGCAAGAAATAGTTGCCGCTAATAAGTACCTGACTGTTCAGCGTGAATCTACAAAAGCTGCTAGGGAACAGGCTGCTCAAAATAGAATGTCTGCTGAAATGCTTTCTGAGCTTTCTGCTATGCAAGCTAGAGCTAATATCTATACACAGGCTACAACTAAGTCTGATTTAGAAGCTAGACTTGCTGCTGCTGAACGTGAGAAAGAAATACGTAAGAATGTCTCTGCTATCTCTGACATGACTACTCAGACTAAATTAGCTACAGCAGCTAAACTTGGTATCAATACTGCGGGTATGACAGAGGCACAAGTTGTTTCTGAGCTAACCAGTAAGTACAGAGAACAAGCACAGGCGTTATCTAATGCTCAGAAGTCAGCACAAGGTCTTTTCAACTTACGACAGAAAGCAAGTGAGTTAAGCTCTGACTCTGACTCAATACAAGGAATAAAAGCTCAGTTTGATGAGAAAGGTCAAGGTGTAGACGCTGCTTATCAAAAAGCAATGATTGACTCAACCTTAACCGATGCACAAAGAGAAGAAGCTGTCAGTCTCTATGTTAAAAGTATGACTGAACTTGAGAAGCAAAAGCAAACAGCTTTAAACGAAGCTATGCAAAGTGCAGAAGAAGCATCTCAGCTAAGTCCTATATCAGACCTAGAGAAATTAAAACAAGACTATGATGAACGTAGACAGGTTATCATTGATAAACTTGGACAAGAAAGAGCAGAACATGAAGGTTTCCTAGCAGATCTTAAAGCTGATTACAATAACGCGAAATTTATGACGAGTTTCGCTAATCATGCAACGGCAGCAACAGACGTGCTAGGTGGCGCGATGTCAGCTATGTCTAGTCTGGGTAAGCAACAGACCAAAGAGTATCAACAGATGGCTTTAGTACAAGCTGCTATATCTCAATCGTTAGCTGTTGCTCAGGCATGGGATGACCCTGAAGTACCTACTTGGGCGAAAATAGGTACAGCAGCAATGGCTGGGGCTCAGGTTGCCGCACAGATTAAACAGATAAAATCTCAATCATTTGCTACAGGTGGTTATGTCTCTGGTGCTGGTACAGGAACCTCAGACAGTATTCAGGCGAGATTATCTGATGGTGAATATGTAGTTAATGCTGCTGCTACACGTATGCTTGGTAAAGACTACTTAGACCAACTCAACAGTGGACGTGTGCCTCGTATGAACACAGGCGGTAGCGTTGGGCGTGTTCCTTCAGTACAATCGTCTGGCTCTAATCAAGGTTGGGGTGATTTAAGTGTCCAAGTAATAAACGAGGGTAACGGGCAAATGGAAGCTACTCGCACTGAGCAAGGTTATGACGAAAATGGACAAATGCAAATGCGCGTATTCGTTCGTCAAGTTGTTCAGGAAGAGATGGATGCAGGACGTATGGACGGTTCAATGGCTCGTAACTTTGGTACTACCCGTAAGCCTACAAGGAGATAACAATGGCTACATGGCCTAGTGAATTACCACAATATCCATTAGTCGAGGGGTACAGTCGTACTCCTCAGTCTAGTTTATTACAATTTAATACTGACACAGGGCGAGCTAAAGAACGTAATCGCGCTACAGCTATGCCTGAACAAATCACCGAAAGTTATGTCATAGAAGATAACTTATATTCTGTACTAGATAGCTTCTTCAAAATTGAGGCAGGACGAGGAACTATACCGTTCTTTAAGATTGAGCCAGAAACTGGACTCACTAAAGAATACCGATTCCGTAGCCCACCTAAATTTGATAAGCAAGGTACATTATATAAAGTAACCTGTAAATTAGAACTTTTACCATAAGGAATAATCATGCCTGATCTTAGCCCTGAAACTTTAGAAGAAGTATTTGCTCAATATATGCCGACGACTTTATTGCCACTGATTCGTTATAGTGGAGTAGATAATAATGGTAATGTTGTTGAGCGATTCTACGTGAACAACTGGGAAAACATTACCAGCAACGGACAAGTGTATCAAGCTTCTGCATTTAAAATGGCGCTAGGTTCTGATGAGTCTGATAATATGCCAGCAGTGACATTGACATTTGATAGTGGCGACAGACAAGTAATTAATGAACTACGTCAATTTGATGACGCACCTAAGATATACTTATCAGTCATCGTTGCTGAGCGTCCTAATGAGGTAGAGCTTCCAGAGATAGAGTTTCAGGCTAAGGACTGGACTGTTAAGGACAGTGCTGTAACTATTAACCTAGAGTCTGAACCTGTACTTAATGAACCTATTGTTGGTGATATTGTTACGCCACAATTATTCCCTCTATTATGGGAAAATGTAACAGTGAGTGGGCAATAAATCATGGAAAAGTTTATACCTTACATTGGACTCACGTATAAACCTAGTGCAAGAGAGCATAGTACAGTAGATTGTTGGGGATTAATCGTAACTTTATATAAAGACCTTTACGAAATCGACTTACCTAAGTTCTCTGAATGTTCATACGCAAACAATGGTATGTCAGGCACAGCCCAGTTTATATCTGGTACTGACCTCTACAGCAAGTGTCAAAAATTGAGTATCGAAGAAGAACCTAAAGAGGGTGATTTAATCCTCCTAACGAACGCAGGTCAACCTACTCATATAGGCATGGTTGTGGACAAAGACCACATGATACACGCCTTTGACAAAGCTGGTAGCGTCATAGAATCATTCAGGAGTAATAAGTGGAAAAGCAGAGTAAGGGCAATATACAGACACCCACATTTCCTCTCTTAATTCAAGAACACCCTCTATCGGAACCTACGGTACATAATATTGCCGTAGGTATTCGCATATCAGATATCCTCAAAAATGCCCCTAAGCATTCTGGCGCAGAGCCTCAAGTCCTAGTTAATGGTGAGAAAGCTCACGGTAACTATAAGCCAAAAGAAGATGACATAGTTTATGTGACGTTAGTGCCGGGTGTGGAGCTTTCTTGGTGGGCTATAGCTGCCATATTTGTAGCTTCTGCTGCTATCTCCTACGCCCTTATGCCTGACATTGGTGGTCAACAGCAAGGCTTGGGTGACGAGAATAAATTTGAACGTATATCTGGCCTAAAGAATAAAACCCCTTTATATGAACCTTACCAAGCTATCTTAGGTAAGCGTAAAGTTGCACCTGTCTATATTTCACGCCCATACACCACTGTCGAAGGTGATAAGGAATATTTTCATGCTTTAATGTCAGCAGGATACGGGCCTCTTAAATTAGAGAACTTTCGTATTGGCGAAACAGCTATCAGCAGTTTTGACGACGTAGAAATTACTGTCCTAGACCATTACGAAAACACCGATGAGAATGCGATCCGTGAAGTATGGCAACAGGATATTTCACAACAGCTTGTTCAAATTGAATTACGCGAAGAAGAAGGTTGGACGAATCGTAGTACCGAAACTAATCCTGCAACTATCGTTAGTAACTTCTTATTTCCATCTGGCTTATTTGCTACGGATAAAGAAGGTAATAACGAAGGTGAGATTGCGATTGTTCGCCAAGATGTTCAGGACGAAGCTGGTGACTGGTGGACAGTCGCTAAAGTTGATCAGTTCACTAACTTCGGGCATCGTGGTCAGGTATTTAAGTATAATGGTTCATGGAGGGTGTGGACATATACTGGTTACATCAATGATGTGATTAATGAAAGCACGTTTATTGGGTATACAGATGAGGTAGAAATAACTACTGAAAATATAGTTTACCTAAAGGATGTCCCAGAAACAAGTGAAATTGCAAGCCTTTGGTACACAGACTCTACCCGTAAACCTAAGTTAAAGAGCATTAGATTATCTACGGATGTTCCTGAACTGTGGCCTAATAATGAAGCTGTTAATATTCGCTCACGTAAAGTTTATCCTAGTCAAGAGACAGTAGAAGAGAACCGTGGTGCTGCTAATGTCCAGTGGGAGAACCTACAAACAATTCGTCCATTAACTGATGAAGGTTTCAAGGAAGCAATTGGTTACAATAGACCCAGACTAAGAGTGAACGGGAACCCTATACGTAATTTCCGTCCTACTCTTATTGCTGTACGTATGCGAGCAACAGGTCAACTTAACGGTAACTTGGACAACTTCTTCTGCGACGCTAGTATGGTCGTACCAAAGAGTAAAGACGTTGACTGGAGGAATTGGCCTGACCTTACGTTAGAGCCTAGTTCAAACCCTGCTGACGCTTATAAATGGCTAATGCAAGGACCAATGAATTACAGCCCAATCCCTAATGACAAAATTGACAATAGTAAGCTGTCAGATTGGCGTAGCCGTTGTGTATCTGAAAACTGGTCTATATCCGCATTGCTGGATTATGAGTCAACACTTTTAGCTGAGTTACAGAACGTAGCTTATACAGGACGTGCTGAGTTCCAATTCAATGAGGGTAAGTTTGGTGTTGTAGAGAAGATTGAGCGTACAGTACCTCGTCAGATATTCACACCTAAGAACTCTGCTAATTTTCAGAGCAAGCGTGTGTACCCAGAAGTTGTTGACGGAGTTAAATTCCAATTTGAATCTGCTGCTGTTGATTACGAGAAAGATGAGGGTATATTCCTAGACCCTGCTAAAGACCCTGATAATGGTGGGGACGCAAGTTTACTCAAAGGTCGTTATACCACAAATGAACTGTGGGGTATTGATAACTTCGACCAAGCCTACCGCTTAACTCGTTTTGAATATTACGAGCGATTCTTACAGCGTGAAATTTATACCCTAGACTTAGACGCAGAAGTATTAGCAAGTAACCGTGGCGACCTTGTGCGTGTACAGAACGACATAATTAATGTTGGACTTGGTGCTGGTCGAGTTAAAGCAATAGATGGTTCTGTCGTAACGTTAGACGAAACAATTAACACTGATAATTTGCCACAAAATACAGGCTTACAATTCCGTGATGACGTCGGTGTAATAACTACAACCACAGCTTCCTACTTAGGTGATGGACAATGGGATTGTAGCGCACTTGACGCTGGCGTATCTGTTGGTGACTTAGCTATGTACGGCGAAGCTGGTAAAGAAGCTATTGACTGTATTATCCGTAGCGTAAAATACAATGAAGATTTAGGTGCAAGTCTTACTCTCGTTAATGCAGCTAATGAAATATACACGTTCGACGGTAATCCTATTCCGACGTATGACCCGTCAATATCTTTACCAACAGATACGACACAACCATCTGCACCAATCATTAGTGCTAATGCTAGTCGTGGTGATATTCGCGTTGTAGTCAATTCACCAAACGAAGCATACTACAACAGTTATCGCGTATTCATTCAGGTGAGAGAATATCCTGTAGGAATTGCACCAGAAGATTACTTTGAAGATGACAATGAAGGTTGGAACTACGAAGCTCAGGGCGAAAACAGTCAGTCCTTATTTACCTTGCAAAACCTTAGTCGCGGTGTTAACTATCAAGTACGGGCGCAGTTCAGAGGACAATCTAATACGCCGAGTGTTTGGTCAAACATTGAGGAATTATTCTTACCTCTAGGTGACGTACCTTTAATTATTACCGAAATTGATTATAGTCATACTTTAGAAGGTACTTATTTGCTCTATACTCAAGTTAAAGATATTGAGTTTGCGGGATATGAAATAAGAACCGACGATAATTTTGGCGTAGAAGATGCTAACTTCGTAGGCGTAACCAAAGACAATAGTTTCTTTGTAGGGTTGAGAACAACACCTGAAACTTATTATGTTGCGGCTAAGAACAATTACGGTGATTATGGACAAGAAGTTGCTATAGCTGTCCCAGTCAATGAACCTAACGAACCTGCTGGTGTTACCTCTAAATTAGAAGGGTTGACAGTACGTTTGAGTTGGAGTAAGGCTACAGGTGGATATACCATTGATTACTTCGAGGTTCGTTTTAACAATTGGGACGAAACTAATAGAACATTAGCTAATAGTGAACTACTTGGCTCTACTGATGGTCTAACTTTCCTGCACAGTATTGGTATTGCAGGAACTTACACCTATTATATTCGTGCTGTTGATATTGCGGGTAATGTATCAAACTATGTTACTTTAGAGCAGATTGCGGACATAGGTTCTGACAATATTCGTGATGAACTTGATAACCTAGAAACTGAGTTTGAAAACTTCGACCCCGCTAATAGCTGGAAACTCGGTATTGATTACGCTATTGAGGGTATATCACAAGACATCAACGAGATATTTACTCGTCGTAAAGATATTAACACTGAGTCTGAGCGTCGTGTTCAGAAGTTCAACGAATTAAGCGTAACTATTGATGACGTATCAACTGCGACTAACTTACGCATAGACGAAGTTCAAGCCGACGCTGACGGCAATGCTACAGCAATTAGTGGCTTACAATTAGATGTCGGTAATTTAGAAACTGGTTTAAACGCAACTATTAATGACCTAAACCAAGTTGAAGTTACAGCCGGCGGAAATGCTACAGCAATTAGTATCTTAGAAGGTAAGGTTAATGACCCTGATAATAACACCTCTGCTTTATACCAAATAGCACAAGGTGCACAGACAACAGCAGATGGGAATGCCGAATCTGTAACTACTATTCTTAATGGTGTAACTGGTGAAGCGGGTGAAGCTGATGCTTTGCTAAAATTACAGGCGTACTACACAGACGGCGGGTTAGGCGCTAGAGCATTCTTGGGTACAGACATTAATGATAGAGTCACAGGTATTATTGTCAATGATAGCGGTTCAGCACAAACGATTGAGTTTCAGTCCGACAGTGTAACATTCCTAGATGCGTCTAGTCAGCCAATGATTTACTTTGATAATGTCAATGGTCGGTATGTTTTTGACGGAGAAATAATAGCTCAAGATGGTACATTCACAGGAACGATAAATAGCTCTCAGGTGAATGGTTCGTCAATTAACGGTGGGTCGCTTGGCATAGGTGGGTCGAATGACAACCTTACCCGTATATTACCAGATGGTAGACTTATTGTAGGGGAATACTCTGTATCTGAGGCTAAGAACAGGGTTATCATAGACCCTAGACCAGACGCCGACTACAACATTTGGATTGGCCCATATTCTCCTAGTGATAATGGTTTATTCTGGATAAAACCAGACGGCACAGGTTTTATTAGCGGTGAGTTCTTTCAGGGTGAGATAATAGAAACAAAAACAGCTAGCGATACAGTTATTGGTTCTGGATCACCTTCTGCTACCGCAGTTAACCATTCAAGTGCGGGAAATCCAGTAAAAATTGATTTAAGTGGAGACTTTAATGGTACAGCTAACGGTAATTGGGAAGGTGTAAACTTTCAAATAACATTAACAATTAAAAGATATGGCTCACAGATAGCTAAAAGAGTTTTTTCTGGCTCTGGCGGGCTATATGATTCACTTAATGATAGAACAGAAGTTAATGTTTCAGGGAGTGCTTTCACCATAGATGACAACACCTCTAATGGCGTTGATTATGATTACTCAGTAAGTTATTCAGAATCTTTCCCTGCTGGAGCTTCTTTTTCATCAGTGGAAAAATCAGTTTTTATTTCTACATTCGAGAATAAATTAGGTTGATATGCTAAAATTTAACAAAACACAAACGGAGTCATAAAATATGGCAGGTTCATTTACAAAGGGTAGCGCCACATTTATGCAGGGCAGTAAAAGTGTAACAGGTGTTAATCTCTCAAGAGGTACGCTTGCATTCTTCGACACAGGAACTAGGGTGGAGGTTGGCAGCGATCCACTCATGGCTGTTGTCGAGGCTACAAGCGCAGGTGACACTACAATCACACTTGCTGAAAACTGGCCTTACGCGACAGGTCTATATAATTTTAACGCAACAATGACGTCTGAGGGCATCAACTCTGCGGTTCAGGCGCTACGCACATCAAGCGACCAGTTGGACGAAGCTAATGCTATCATAGCTGCTGTAGGCTCTATTTACCCAAGTGTTGCAGACGGACTAGCTGATACAATCAATGGTGACTACTTCTCAGTCAGTGGTAATGACCCTGATATTTTCTCGATACTGTACCGTAATGACAGTGGTACAGCAACAGAGATTAGCCGATTATCCAGCGCAGAAGCTATTGAGGATGCTACACAGGCTGCAATTGACGCAAGAACTGCTGCTGACGAAGCTGAAGCTGACTTAACTACGTTTCAAGGGCAATATGACCAGTTTGTAATTGACTACGGAACATTCAGCACAGACTTCTCTACGTTTGAGACTGACTACTCACAATTTGTCACGGACTTTGGTACATTCTCTGCAAACTATTCACAGTTTGCAACAGACTACGCCAGCTTTGTCACAGATTACGGACAGTTTCAAACTGATTACTCAACCTTCGTCACGAATTTTGGTACATTTAGCACAGACTTCTCTACGTTTGAAACTAACTATGCTCAGTTTGTCACAGACTACGGAACATTCACTACGGACTACTCACAATTTGTCACGGACTTTGGTACATTCTCTGCAAACTATTCACAGTTTGCAACAGACTACGCCAGCTTTGTCACGGTACAACTACCACTCGCTGAGCAATACCGCGACCAAGCATTAGCTTATCGTGATACAGCCGCGAGTTACGCAAATTTCATTGGTCAATGGTCGAGCCTAACAGGTACGCTAAATATTCCTGCGGCAGTAGAGCATAATGGTGTAATATGGCAGTTACTTGTTGACCTTGCGGACGTTGCAGCTAGTGAGCCTAGTACAGGCAATACTGATTGGCTATCTCTAACAAGTGCAAGCACGACGGATGATTTACCCGAAGGTACGACTAACCTCTACTTCACTGACAATCGTGCGGTATCAGCTATTCAGGCAGACCCTAGTTGGAATGCTACGAATTGGGATGCGGCTTATTCTGTCACGCAAAGTCTAGCTACTGTCGCAACAAGTGGGCAGGCTTCTGATGTAAGTAGTACAGGCGGGAATGTTCAGACTGATATTGATGAGCTAAAAGCACTAACGCCGGACACTTTAGCGGACGCGAAAGCGCTAAAAGTACCCGTAGGCGTTAAGGTTGTTACCAGCGGTTATCACGAAGAAGGCGACGGTGGGGGCAACACTTATATCACCGTGGCTGGTGGCACTGGCACAGATGATGGTGGTTCGTTTATTGATATGGCGAACGGGAATCAGTTAAAAGGGGTGTTTCCTGATGGGGTAGTGAATATTCGTCAATTTGGCGCATCGCCTCAAGGTTCAGAATCAGAAAACACAAATGCGATACAAGCTTGTATTGACTATGGTGCACTGTGCATTTTTGTGCCGTCAGGAAATTACTCTGTCACGTCTTTAAGCTATGATTACAAATTAACTTTTTACGGTGATGGCAAGATAATTCCTTCTAACGAATTTCAGACTGAGCAGTACGGTGGATTAAAAAAGGCAGGTGTTAAAATTGGAAACACTTACCCGCTGGATAAGCATGGTGGATTGATTGTTGGTGGTGAAGGGCCTACAGAACATGGACCTATGCTTAAAAGTCAATATGTAGCAAGTATGGATGCAATCTCCTCTAGGGAGGGCAACCCCTTGGAGTTTCAGCTTTACCCTAACGCTTCATCCGGTGTGGTTACTACCGATGGGTCAGGCAGAGTCGTATTCTTAAAAGGGTTTAACGGTAGTCTGTCAAACGTCTTTGTGAACGATCTCTTGTGGGTGAACGGCACTGAATACCGCGTAGCTGCAAAAGTAAACTCAACAACCGTTGATCTTATTAACGAGCCTGGCGGGGGCGCGGCATCAATACCATCTGGCGATTACTCGTCGCATCATTTGTATTTTACGGTCGATACGGTAGTAAATATTTCAGGAACGACAGTGACGCGCGTTGGTGGGGAGGCTTTCCAAGGATGGGGCGGTGAACACAACATACTAATCGACGGTACTTATTACACGGCGAGCGTTATCGACAAGGACAACTTAACGCTTTCCACCGCGCCGGGTGATGCGACCGGAAAGGCTGCGGTATTCCGGTGGTTATCTGATGAAAAATTCGTGGAGGTTCTTAGATGGCAAAGGCTGTTAGGGCAGGGTACAGAAGAAACTTACAGTATTGCCGCTCGCCCCGATGAGTACTTGCATAGAGTAGGCTTTACTCCTGATGGAATAGGCCGCCCATCACGACTGCGATTTGAAACAGCAGAGAACATAAACGACCCTTTACCCAGTAACAAAGAGCCTAAATCTGCTTTGGTTCTCCATGAGGGAAAAGCGGGTTTTGGGAAATTAGAGCCCTTGGCAGTCACTCATTCGCGCTCTAGGTTTGATGCAGCACAAGGTGCTAATGATGGCGCTAACTATATTTGTGGCATTACAGAAGCAGCTTGGAATGACGGAGAAGGTGGGACGAGGCAGCTTAACGTTGAAGCGATTAACGATTTTTCCGCCCCATCCTTGCAAGGCAGAGTTAAATCCACTAATGCTGTTGCTCGTTTAAATATCAACGCTTCAGGGGGAACGGTCGGGTTAGGCACCTCCGATGGAAATGACGATGGAGATATATATGCAGGCTCTACAGTAAAACCTGTTAACGACAACAGTTTTTCTTTAGGGAATGCATCAAGGAGATGGTCAGAAGTTTATGCAGGCACAGGGACTATAAATACATCCGATGCGAGGCAGAAGCAACAGGTTCAAGATATTGAGCTGGCAGTTTTGCAGGCATGGAGCAAAGTTGACTTCAAGCAATATAAATTTAACGATGCCGTTTCAAGAAAAGGGGTGGATGGTGCCCGTTGGCATTTCGGTGTTATTGCTCAAGAAGTCAAAGAGGCTTTTGAGTCTGAGGATTTAGACCCATTCGCTTATGGCTTATTATGCTATGATGAATGGTCTGATATTTATGAGACACATAAAGCAATTCTTGACGATGAAGGAAACGAAGTGGAGCCGGCGAAACAGGTACTTATAAAACCTGCTGGGTCAGCATATGGTATCCGTTACGAAGAAGCTCTGGCTTTGGAGTGCGCATATTTGAGAGCTAAATTAAATGCGGAAATTTAACCTTTGCCTTGATCGAGACTTAACCCAACACAAGCTGAAATACGGGAAGCTCATAAGTTAGCCGTTCAGAATATGGCAAGTATATGGAGTGTGGAATAATGACACAAGTAAACTGGCAAGATTACTATCCTGAGTTTCAGAAGCATGAGTTTGACTGTAAACACACTGGTCTAAACAATATGACCAAAGAGTTCATGGACAAACTTCATGCTCTACGATTATCCTACAATAAGCCAATGATTATATCCAGTGGTTATCGTCATACAGCTCACCCAATTGAAGCTGAGAAGAACGTCAATTTTCATTTATACTTTTAGTGGTATATTTTGCCCTGAATATTAAAGACATAAACCTCACGAACAAACTTATACGCGAGGGTCACACCGAAGCCAACCCTATTGTTCGATTCCTAATGGATAAACTAGGTCGATGGTGGGCATTAATTAAATTACCATCTTTCATTTGTATGTCGTTGGTAGCATATCACAATGCATGGTGGCTATTAGTTGGTGGCGTAGTGTTATACGCTTGGGTGGTTTGGCACAATATGAAAATAGATAAGAAAAATGAACAAGTGGTATAAGGCATTAGATAATTGGCGCATAGTACCTAGAATACTCGTCACACTATACGGTGTTCTTTGCTATAACGTAGCCATGTGGTTTATGTCACTCCCAGACCCAACCTCCACTCAAGCCGCTTTTGCATCAACAATATTTGGTGCGGCGGCTGCTTGGTTTGGATTATACGTAAAATCAGGAGATAATCGTGAGTAAATTATTCACCAAAATTCTTCCTTATGGACTTATAGCCCTTATAGCCTTAGCCTTGTATTGGTGGCTATATGATATGGGCTATGATGCTGGCTATGATAAACGCTCAGTAGAATGTCAACAAACTATAACTGAAACTAAAGCCTTACGTGATAAAGCTCTAGCTACCAATGCTGAAGTGTATGAGCGTATAAAAAATGAAGCCGTAGAAAGTGAGCGGGAATATTGGAAGAACAATCAGGAAACAGAGGTTCGTTATGAAACTATTGAAAAAGAAGTTATCCGCTATATTGGGGCCGATAATGATTCCAGTTGCAGCGTTGATGATGATTTCATGCTCATCTGGCGTTCAGCCAACGCAAACAGAGATAATCAATAAGCCTGTTCCTGTCCCTGAATCCTTGTTGCAAAAGTGTGGTAAACCACCTATGCCCTCTGGGAATACGATCGGGGAATTGCTCGACAACCATGTTGCTACAGCTAAGTGGGGGTGGAAATGTGCGGATAAACATAGTGCTTTATCTGACGTTGTAAGAGATTTTAACCAAGCTATAACAGAAGATGGTAAAGGTGATGAGTGATAAGCTACAAGATATAGATATTGAATATGAAAAGTTACGCCTAGAGAACATTAAGCTAAGATATGCGACAAGGAGTTTTGTCGATGCTTATGAGCGAGCTATGAGGGATGGAACTGAGCTACAATTCACTAGGCGTGAGGTTGACAGGATTAAGGCTGTGCAGGATTTACTCTAGCAAAGCGCACAGGGGATTATTCCTCGTCCTTTTCACTTTCGTATTCATTCTCATAAACTTCGCCCTCTACGGCCTTCTCAGACTCTCCTTTGCTATCCTCTAGCCCTAAGAACTTGGATAATGCCGCTACCGTAGATTCCCCATTATCAACAATTAAGGTATTGTTAGTCTGGTTCTGTACTTTTGTGCTGTAACGATTCGGGTCAGACGCTTTGAGCATAGTTTCGAGCAGCTTATCCGAATACTTCTTCTGTGTCCCTACCTTTTGCCCCTGAAACCAGACATCTTCCTCTACGCCATCTACTGCACGTTGATATGCTGCGTCCTCAAGTTTACCTAAATACCTCGCCTTAGCAATTTCCAATGCCTCCTTGAAATAAGCATCTTTCTCTGCTATTTTGTATACAGTTCTTTGGCGGGAGTTTTGTCTACTTCTTTTGTCATAATTAAATTCGCTATTGATTTATGGATCAGGTTAATGTAGAATATTACTATGATTGAGTTAGACACATTTAGATAGGAGTGGGGGTAAGTATGTTGAGCAGAGATGAGTTACGGGAATTATTTGAGTATGATGAGTCTAGTCCTAGTTGTTTGCGGTGGAAGGGTCACAAGGTTAAAAGTGTGAATGGTAGACCTGTTGGTTCTTGGTATCCGAAGGATAATAAGTTCAAGGCGATGGTGGATGGTGAAAAGATACCCATAGACTATCTGATGTACCAATTCAAGCATGGAGGGATTGAGGATGGGGATATACTCAGGAGAATTGGAGACTATAAGGACTTCAGCAAAGAAAATTTCATTTTATACAAGAAAGATTATATCGACTATTGTCGAAAAAGCCGCATGAATAAAGAGTGGTGGAATGTATTTTATATAGAGGACGGCAAACTTTACTGGAAGATAACAAACTTCGACACCATAGAACGTGGTGGTCGTATTAGAATGGATATAGGAGAACCATTGAGGTATAGAACTAACCAACACGGTTATGTTGTTTGTAGTATAACCACAAGTGGTGGCAAAAACCATTTCTATCATAAAATTATGTGGGAAGCGGCAAATGGTATGTCCACTGGAGATAGTGAAGTTGACCACATTGATAGGAATAAGTTAAACTGTGACCCTTCTAATCTACGCTTAGCTACAAGACACAGTAATAGTAGAAATAGAACAATGAATAAGACAAACACATCTGGTGTGACAGGTGTTCATTATTCTAAGGATGGGTATTGGACAGCTAGGTATAACGACACAGATGGCAAAAGGAGAACTAAGAAGTTTTCGATTAAACGACATGGTTCAGATAAAGCGTTCGAAATGGCTTGTCAATATCGTAAGGAAAAGATAGAGTATTTGAACGAGATATATGGCGATGAAGGCTACACAGAAACACACGGCTTAAAATTGGAGGATAATTAATGAGTAAAGAAGAACAAGGTAAATTATTAGGTCATGTTGCTTGCCCTAAACATGGTTCAACGGATTCACTAGCTCTTTACCAGAAAGAGAGTCATGTGGACGGCTACTGTTGGAGTGAATGTGGGTACATTAACAAGGACGAGTTGAAGGAGCTTGATGTTACTGATGGTGAGAATCAGGTTCTAGTTGACTATGCAGTAAAGGCTAACGGTAAATCTTTTATTATGACAGACGATATGAGAAAACGCATTGATTCTGTAGCACAGGATTACCCTGAGTTTCGTGGATGGAAAGACCGTAAGATCAAACCTGCTGTTTGTGAGAAATATGGTGTTCGTACTAAGATGTTAGGTGAACAAGCTCGCAACAACCATGAGGTAGAATTACGTTTTTACCCATCAACTGAAAATGGTGAATTAATCGGCTACCATGTTCGTAATGACCCTGTTAAACAAGCACGTAAAAAAGATAAGACCATTAAAAAATACCCGTTCTTTCCTATTGGTAAAGTATCTGTTGAGTGTGACTTATTTGGTATGTCACAATTTAGTAGAGGTGGTCGATTTGTCGTTCTTACTGAGGGAGAAGAGGACGCTTTAGCTGTATTCCAAGCGTTGAAGAAAGAGGGTGATGGTAAATCCTATGAAACCCCTTGTGTTAGCCCAACAGTAGGTAGTCGAGGTGCTATCCCACAAATCTCATACAAGCGAAATTATGAGTTCCTTAATTCTTTTGAGAACATTATTGTTTTCGCTGATAAAGATGAAGCTGGTGAGAAATTTGCCACAGACGTTACTCGGCTATTTGGTACAGGTAAAGTTTTAGTTGCCAACCTAAATGCTAAAGACCCTTGTGACGCTAATGTTAAGCAAAATGGGTTACAAATGATCCGTGATGCTTTCTGGCAAGCAGTACCTAAACGACCATCACAAGTATTAACTGTGGACGACATATTCGAGAAAGCATTAAAAGTACCAGAAATGGGTATCAGCTTCCCGTGGCCTAGTGCTACAAAAGCTACTCTTGGTATACGTCAGGGTGAGATTCATGTTGTTGGAGCAGCGCCTAAGATTGGTAAGACCGAACATCAGCACCAACTCATTAAGCACTTGACAGATATTCATGGTGAAAAAGTAGGCGTAATGTCGCTTGAGGAGAACCCTGTTAAGACATTGAAAAAGATTGCTGGTAAATACGCTAAGAAACAATTTACTAAGCCACCTGAAGTGGCAGGTTACACCCAAGAAGATTTACGTTCATCTATGGACTTACTACGTGGTAAAATGGAGTTCTATTCAAGTGACGGTGTTCGTGATTGGCAAGAAGTAATCGAAACTGTACGTTACTGGCATAGTCGTGGTATTTGGTTATTTATTATCGACCCGCTTACCGCTTTAGTTGCTGAGCATAGTACAGCGGAAGCTAATGACATATTGAATAAATTTATGTCCAAGTGTGCTTCTTTGTGCATGGAGTTGAGTGTTACGTTTTTCATGTACTCTCATGTAAACCCAGTTAAAAGTGGTTTACCACATGACCAAGGTGGTGATGTATTATCTTCACAATTTACTGGCTCACGAGCAATGGAGAAATGGAGTCACTATGGTTGGGGTATTCAGCGAGACCGTACAGAAAAAGACCCGATTAAGCGTAATACAGCAAGGGTTACAATGTTATTTGACCGAGAATATGGTGAGTATTGTGAGTATTATTCTTACTATAATTCTGACGAAAATGACTGGTCTGAAGTTGAGCCAGATGATGAAACCCTTGACGATGACTTTCCTTATGTAGAAAGTGACCAGTCAATATTACAAGACTACGACAAAGTTGAAGAACAAGATTCTAGCCAAGATTGGGAGGTTGTTGATGACTGATAAGGATTACTTAGACGTATGGGTTTGTGACGTAGAAACTTTCAAGGATTGCTTCACCCTAGTTGCGGCTAATGAGTCTAAGAAGAAAATGTATGTGTTCGAGATTTCGTCAAGGAAAGACGATTCTCAACGCTTGCGTAAATTCTTAGGACAATTATACAAGAACAAGGAAACACTTGTTGGGTTTAACTTTGTCGGATTCGACTATCCTGTCATTGTTCATTTCTTAGAGAACAAAGGTATTACTTGTGTTGATTTACACGAGGCAGTGGATTCGTTGCATTGATTTGTACCTAATTAATCACTTCAATAATAAGGCTAGAGCTACTAGCTTGAAGATGATTGAATTTAATATGCGTAGTGAAATGATTGAGGACTTGCCTTATAACCCGACTGATGATTTAACAGATGAGCAGATCCAGAAAATCGTTGAGTATAATAAGCACGACGTACTTGAAACGCTAAAGTTCTATAAGGAATGCTTAGGTGCAGTTAAATTCCGTGATGTTCTCTCTGAGCAACTAGGAATGGACGTAACAAACTTTGACGATACTAAGATTGGTAAGCAGTTCTTTATTAATGAGCTTGAGAAGAATGACCCAGAGGCTTGTTATAGGAATGTCGGTGGACGTAAGGTTAAGCGTCAAACTAAACGTGACAGTATTGATTTAAGCGAAACTATTTTACCATATATTAAGTTCAAGCGTCCTGAGTTCCAAGCTGTGAAGGAATGGGTAGCTAAGCAAGTTATTACGGAAACTAAAGGTGTATTCACTGACATTGAAGAGCATGAGTTAGGTGAACTTGCTAAATATGCTCACATGGAAACTAAGTCTAAGAAACTCAAGACTAAGGAAACTAAAGACCGTGATTTGTATAAGCAAGTGCGTAAACGTATTCGTGAAGAAGATTTGGACGAGAGTGAAATTGAGAAACTTGAGGATTCTATTTATGGCGTACCAAATCAAGCTGAAATTGATGAGCTACTAGAATTACACCCTAAAGGTTGGGTTGAACGTACTCGCCTAAAGTCAGGTAAAACTAGCTTCAATTTTAACTGGCGTATAGCACCCAACCTCAACACCGTTGTTGATGGGTTTGTATGGGATTTCGGCGTAGGTGGTGTACATGGTGCTACTGCTGGTAAGAGTTACGTCAAAGATGAATCACAACGAATCATGTCGTGGGACGTAACGAGTTATTATCCGAACTTGTCCATTCGTAATCGTATTTACCCTGATCATTTAGGTGAGATGTTTTGTGACGTATACGAGGAACTATTTGAGAGACGTAAGAAATACCCTAAAGGTACGCCTGAAAATCTCTCAATGAAGCTTGCACTTAACGCGACCTACGGTGCTTCTAACGATAAATACTCGGTAATGTTAGATCCTAAATTTACCATGAAGATTACGTTAGCTGGACAATTATCACTTGCTATGCTTGGTGAATGGCTAGTTGAAGGTTGTGAAACTTTGAATATAATCATGGTTAATACAGACGGACTTGAGTTTACTGTTCACCCTGACGAAGTTGAGAAGTCCACACAAATATGCCAAGAGTGGGAAAAGGCGACTAAGCTACAACTTGAGGGTGAAGAATATGAAAAGCTATTCATAGCAAACGTCAATAACTATGTTGGCGTATTCACTGACGGTAAAGTTAAACGTAAAGGTGCTTATGAATATGAGGGATTAGGTTGGCATCAAAATCAAAGTGCATTAGTAATCAAACGTGCTGCTGTGTTAGAGATGATAGACGGAACCCCACTAGAGAAAACTATACGTGATTGTCGTGACCCTTATGACTTTATGTTACGAACAAAAGTACCACGTAGTTCTCGTCTGGTGTTACGCTATCACGATTCTGACGGAGATTTAATGCGTGAAGAATTACAGCAAAATATCACACGTTATTATATTGCTAATGATGGTGGTAGCTTAATCAAGGTTATGCCACCTTTGCCTAAAGACCCT